CTTTTAGACCATTTGATCAAAAAATCGTTTTTATTTGGTAATATGTCGGTAATAGTCCATTCTTTTAATACATCATTAGTATATCTTGTTTCAATATTATAAAGTACAGTTTCCCTATAAGTATTAACCCAAAAACCATCATATTCAAACGATTTTGTGTGTAATTCTAAAAATGTTGGTTCCATATTATTCATCGTCATCACAATCATTTAAGCCATTACCATCCCAAGTTATATTATCATCGTCGATACAATGCACTATCTGAACCTTAATATCACCACTTCCAACTGTATGTAAATCCTGTGTTGTTGTATAATAATTTTTTCCCATATTTTTATTTTATTTCAGTTACCAATAATATTTTATTACCATTCATTATAATCTTACCATCTTTTATAGCTTGTTCAATAACTACTCTATCTTCTTGTGTATTTACCATTATATCAACCATGAAGACTCTAGCTTTATCTGTACATTTTTCTTCTATATATTGCTTAGCTGTACATATTATTCTTTTATATGTCATATTATAATGTCATATTTGATTTAACGATTTCTGAAACAAGTTTTCCATCAGCACCAAGAAATTTTGTTTTAACCTCAGCGATGATTGAACCCATTTCTTTTTGGGTAAATGGTTGTAAAGTTAAAACAAATGTTTCAATATCTTCTTTTGAAGCTTCTTTTGGTAAATACCGTTTAATAATTTCAGCTTCAACAAATTCATTCTCAGCTAATTCTGGCCTATTACACCCAAAATAGATAGAAGCAGATTCCATTCTTTCTTTTACCATTTTATTGAGAATTCTAATTTCCTCTACTTCAGTTAGAACAGGCGTATCTTTAGAATTTTCAAATTCCATAAATTTTGTTTTAATAGCTCTAAAAGCTCCAAGTTCTGGTTTGTTTTTTGAAAGCATTGCTTTCTTAATCAAGTTTAATAATTCGTTTTTCATTTATTTGTTGTTTTATTATATTTTTAATATATTTCAGCTATTATTTCAAAATTATCCTTAATATATTTCTCTGGTTCGTATGCTTCATCATTATTTTGACAATTTTCAAACGTATATGGTGTTAATTCAACATGGTTACAATATACTTTTGGATATATTCCACGAAACGCATTTCCATTTAGATGTTTTATATCGTGCACTAAATGTTCTAATGTGTATAACATTCCGTTTTCTTTATTTCTGTATAAATTAATATTACTCATTTATTTTCTTATAATTTGATTTTCATCTATTTCCGATGGGTGAATAACAGTAAGATCAGAATACCATTTTTTATTTACATCGAAATAGCAAATAGTCCAATGATCCTTCACGCCAAATAGTTTCACCCAATAATACCCGTTTTCTCTTTCCATATTATATATATTTATTTGATTTTAATCCCACCTACCGTTACATGTTGAACAACCACTTTTAGTTCTACAAGTATTACATGAGTAACTACTTACCACACGATTTCCATCTGAGCAATCTTCTTTTTCATATTTAATAAACGTTAAAATAAGGAATATTATAAGGTGCATTATAACTACCTTTTTTACTTACCCTACATAATATATCAACATATGGATATTCACTATAACGTTCGTGATATTTAGCCTTTGCCTTACCAACGCTTTCAGCAGTTATGGTTTCATAAGGAGCATTAGCGCAGTCGGCAATATAACAAAATTTATCTACAAGGTCGTATGTTTTCATATTATATTTTCTTTATAACCAACCAAACAAAATTCTTTAAAATTAACCATTGGTTTTGTTGGGGTTATACCATATTTAACCATTTTTTCAAATCCAATATTCCAAGCTCTATTTTCCATTAAATACACACGCTCTGGTTTATTACAATTGTACCTACCCGTATCTAATATATGTCCTAGTTCATGAAAGAATGTACATACTTTAATATCTATCGATTCAAAATCACCCAAGAAAATTAACCTTTGTGGTATGTAAGATACACCATAATTAAGCTCACCAACCAAATCTCTATCCATACCATTATCATCTATTTTACCTAATTTAACATTATAATCCTTAGCTATTTTTGTCAGTGACAGTCTTTTCAGATTCATTTATATTATTTTTTAATTATTTTATTTGACAAAAGTAGATAAAACAGTTGTTATTTCAAAATGCTTTAACATTTATTACAAATGTACTGATAATATATGGTAAAAACAAGTTATTTTAATTATCAATAAAAATAAAATTTAATAATTGTGAATTTTTCTGTTTTGGGTTCTATTTATATGTATATTAAATATAATACACATATGATGATAAAAGAAAAAGATGTTATTCTACCTATTAGAATTAAAAGAGAATTAAAAAACGAGTTTAAATCTCATTGTGATAAAAAGGGTTATTCCTTAAATAAAAGAATAAAGATTTTAATAGAGGAAGATATCCAAAATGAGAAAGTTAACAACAAGTGAATTTATCGAAAGAGCTCACTTAGTTCACGGTAATAAATATGATTATTCTAAATCAGATTATAAGGGTATTGATATGAAAATTGAAATTATATGTCAAATACATGGTTCATTCTATCAAACCCCATACAACCACTTAGCTGGTCACGACTGTAACAGATGTTCTGGTAAATTAGGAAAACACATTCAACGTGCTAAAAAATTAGCAGAAGACTTTATAATAAAAGCAAAATTAGTCCACGGAAATAGATATGATTATTCTAAAGCTATTTATAAAACAGCAAAAGAGACTGTAATTATAATATGTCCTATTCATGGCGGATTTTTGCAAACGCCAGACAGTCATTTAAGTGGACATGGTTGTACAAAGTGTTCTATTGATGATCATATAAGAGACCAAGTAGATGATAAATATAAATTTATTGAAAAATCAAGGTTAATTCATGGAGATAAATATGATTATTCATTGGTTGAATATGTAAATAATAGAACTAAGGTTTGTATAATTTGCCAAATTCATGGTGAATTTTGGCAAATGCCATATAATCACTTAGCGAGTAAAGGTTGCCCTTCTTGTGTTAATTTAATTAATTCTAAAGGTCAAAAAGCAACCGAAGAATTCTTTAAAACTAATAATATTATTTATAATAGACAAAGAAGTTTTGATGATTGTAGAAATCCCGAAACGAATAGAAAATTATTTTTTGATTTTTATCTACCTAATTTAAATATTTGTGTTGAATATGATGGTAGACAACATTTTATTCAAAATCCGCATTGGGGTGGAGAAATAGCTTTAATTGAAACAAAAAACGTGATGAAGTTAAAAATAATTACTGTTTACTTAACAATATAGAATTGATACGTATATCATATAAAGAAGTTATAAGCGATAAACTGAAAAATCTATTAAATTAAAATACCAATAAAAACAAGTCCAAATTGGAATAAATATGAAAAACGAACTATTTATAGTAAATAAACTGACCAATATGGCAAAAATAGATGCAGATGTTAAAGAATTATTTAAACAAGTAAGAGTTAAGATAGGTGGTAGTGTTCGTAGTGTCCCATTAACAGATGATGATTTACTTACATTGTTGGGTACCTGTGTGGAGGATTATGCGACCATAACTCAGAATTTATTAGTTGAAGCTCAGTGGTCATCTGTATATGGTAAAGAAATATCAACAACTGATTTTGCATTTGCTTTCAGTACGAGGACTTTTGATTATGCTAAAGATTATTCATATTATTTCTCAAAAGAGGTAGGATTACAACAAAGAGGGCCTTGGGAATTAAAAGAAGATTTCATCACGATAGAGCCAGGAAATCAAAATTATTTAATCCCAGCAAATAGAGAAATTAATAAAATCTTAAGATTTGCATTTAATACAACACCAGCAGCTGTTAATGGGGCATATGGTGGTATAGGAATGAATATGGGTATGGGTGGAGTTATGGGGATGGGAATGGGTGATGGAATGTCACAAGTAGGTGGGGGTATTGGTGGATATGGCTCTTCAGGTTCTTTTGTTATGCCAGCTTTTGATACAATGTTAATGGCAACAGATATGAAAATGAAAGCAAACTTGATAAGTGGAGCTGATATTACTTATAAAGTAACAGGTGGACCAAATGGAACCAAGATACTACACCTACTTTCAACACCTGGTTCAAATTTATCATTTAGCTATCCATATGGGTCAGTAGGGCCAGACGGAGCAACAGGTATAGCTAATTCAACTTGTTTTTATACATATTATGAAACAAAGAACGAAAAAGACGCTAAAAAATGTCGAAGATTAAATCCAGACGTTATTTTAACGCCAGACCAAGTACCTTTAAGTAAAATAGATTATTCGTTGCTTAACGACCCAACTAAAGTTTTAATTAGGCAATTATTAGTTGCAGAAGCGAAACAAACAATAGGTAATATTTTTGGTAGATTTTCTGGTAATATGGGAGTTCCAGACGCAGCTGTTTCAATTGATTACATGATAATGCTTGAACAAGGTAAATCAGAAAAATTAATTGTAATCACAGAATTAACTGAAAGATTAACCAGAATGATGCCAAAGGCTCAAATGGAAACTATGGCTGCAATCGCTGAATCAGCGTTGCAAATAAAAAGAACACAACCTATGTTAGGTTGGGTAATTGCATAATAATAAAAATATAAATGATTTCAGATAAACAAATAGTAGAAGAGTATCGGAAGTGTTGGCAGGATAAGTCTCGTATCTATATGATTGAGAATTATCTATCGACGTTTGATGCTACGCAAAATAACACAGTTCCATTAAAATTATTTCCAAAACAACAAGAATATCTAATAAATCTAAGCGAAAACATAGAAAATATCTCAAATAAATATCGTCAGGCTGGTATTTCTACGGTAACCTGTGCGAAATTTGCAGTTGAAATTGCGCTTGCCGATGATAAAATACCAGAAAATATTCTATTAATAGCAAATAACTTAGATTTATCCAAGGAAAATCTAATGAAAATCAAAGATTTTTTAGAACAAATACCTTGGTGGTTTTGGGGTGAAGAATATAAACCAACTGAACTCGGTGGTCCAAAAGATCCAAAAGCAATATTTAAAAAGGCAAATGAAAAATATTTAATATTAACTAAGGGGTCAAAGGTTTATGCCCGAAGTGCTGGACCAAATGCGAGTCGTGGGTGTTCGGCTATTTCCAGAATTCTATTTGATGAAGCAAGTTTTATTGAAACACCTGGTACAATTACCAGTGCTATTAGTACTACTGCATCTTCCGCAAAAAGTGTAATTTACTGTTCAACACCAAATGGATTCGATCAAATATTTTATAGTGTATATTCAAAAGCAATAAAAAAAGAAAATAACTTTAAGGTTACTGAATTTAGATGGTATCAAGATCTTAGATATAATAAAAATTTATCTTGGTCAAAATACAATAAGGAAAATGGTAAAACTGATATAATCTTCGAACCAGTTTTAGATAGTAGCGGTACGATTGAATATAATGAGGAACATTGGGAGTCAATGGTAAAGAAAGGCTACTCACCATCATCATCTTGGTACGCTGGTATGTGTAGCCGTTATAATAACGACAAAAAGAAAATTTCTCAGGAACTTGATGTTTCGTTTTTAGGTTCAGGGGGTTCGGTTGTTGATTCAGAAATAACAGAATATCACAGAATAACAAATACTCGTGAACCACTTTATATAGATAATTTTTTTAAAGAAGCTTGGATTTTTAGAGAACCAATCGATGGGCATAGATATTTATTAACATCCGATGTTGCTACTGGATCTGGGGAAGACTCATCTGTTATACATATATTGGATGTTGATTATATTGATGAAAATGGTCACGCAAACATAGAACAGGTTTTCGAATATCAAGGTAAAATACAAGGCGATATACTTGGTGAATTAATTAATCAATATGGTATTTATTATGGAAATGCATTAGCAGTTGTTGATTGTATAGGCTCAAGTGGGGATGCTGCTATTTTGAAGTTACAAGAATTAAACTACCCAAATTTATATTACGATGATCCTAATTTGAAAAATGTAACAGTTGAAAATAATGGTAATAATTATAATGAGAGTGTAGATAAAAAAATGCCAGGGTTTAGAGCATCATCTGTACGTATGCAAATGCTAATGAATTTAGAAAAAATGCTTCGATTTAATGAAATAACTCCTCGATCTAAAAGGTTTACACAGGAATTAACAACATTTATTTGGAAAAACGGACGTCCAGACCATCAATCTGGTTACCATGATGATACCATTACATCGATGGCAATGGGTCTTTATATCCTCGAATTCTCGTTTAAAAAATTACAAGCGGCCAAGGAGAAGACGAAAGCTATATTAACATCAATGATATTAATTCAAAATATTATGGCTAATAAAGTCGTGTTAGATTCAAAAACTAAAGCAAATAAAATACCACTACCATTTTATACTGGTAATACATTAAAAACGACGATTAATATTAATTCAGCACAAAATGATCCAAATAAAATGATAAATATTATGGGAATGTCATTTTTTGGTCAGTTCAGATAACTATTTAAAATGAAATAAATTAAACTATCATATTTATATAAATAAACATACAATGGCAACTAAAACAACAATATTCCAAGATTTGAGTTCGGCACTTTTTACAGGTTTCGATAAAAACATTCAAACTCAAGTTAAGAAAATTAATTCTTATAATTTTCCAAATCAAGAACCACTCTATGTAGCAAAAGATCAAGTTGAATACGATCGAGTTAAAACCCAAATGAGTCAAGAAAAACTCCTGGCAGGTCAATGGCTAAAGGCAGGTACAAATATTGCTCAACAATCAACAATGGTAACATCAAATCTTAAATTGATGTATAGGGATTGTGATTTAATGGATAACTATCCTGAGATTGGGGCCGCACTTGATTTAGTAGCTGAAGAATGTACTTGTTTAAATACTAAAGGTCAAATACTTAATATAACATCAAGTTCAAAGCGTATTAAAGGTATTTTAGAAGATTTATTTGTTAATAGATTAGATGGTCATATAAATATACCAATGTGGACACGTTCAATGGTTAAATATGGTAATTGTTTTGCAATGATGAATATTACAGCTGATAATGGAATTGTTGGTGCAAGACAGCTTCCAATTTATGAAGTAGAAAGGGTAGAAAATGGATATTCTTCTTCATTTATAAACCCCAGCGCAACCAATAAAGATGAAAGTACACAATTTGTATGGGCGGCTGCAAATGGTTCAATTCCTTTTCAAAATTGGCAAATAGCACACTTTAGGCTATTAACCGATTCAACTTTTATTCCATATGGTACGAGTTATCTAAATAAAGCACGTAGACATTGGAGAATTTTAACTATGATGGAAGATCAAATGTTAATATACAGGCTTGAAAGGAGTATGGAACGTAGAGTTTTCAAGGTATTTGTTGGTGGTATTGACGATGCTGATGTTCCTGCATATTTGAATGAAATAGCAAATACTATTAAAAGAATGCCGATTATTGACCCATTGACTGGTCAACTTGATTTAAGAAAAAACTTTCTTGATGTTTCACAGGATTTTGTAATTCCAATTAGAACAGTAGGCGAGGCAAGTCCAATTGAAGTATTAGCAGGAGCATCAAACCTGGATAAAATTGAAGATTTAAAATATTTTCAAAATAAATTAATGGTAGCTCTTCGCATACCAGGTGAGTTTTTAAATTATGAACAATCAGCAGGTAACGGCAAGAATCTTGCATTAAAAGATATTAGGTTTACTAGAACCATTAATAGAATACAACAATCTATTATAATGGAATTAACAAAAATAGCTGTTATTCATTTATATTTAAACGGATTTAGGGATGATCTAAATAATTTTAAGATTACCATGAATTCACCTTCAACTCAATCGGAGATTCTTAAATTAGAAGAGTTATCTAAAAAAGTTGCATTAGTAACTGACTCAGTAAGAGATGTTGGTAATGGTATGCAAATTATGTCACTTACCAGAGCACAAAGGGAAATTATGGGTTGGTCCGATGAAGAAATTACTGATAATATGATGGAAATACGTATGGAACGAGCATTAGCATCTGAACTTACAAAAACCGACCAAATTATTAAACGTACTGGATTTTTTGATAAAATTGATAAATTATATGGAGATGCAAACGCTGAATATGTTTCAGATGGTATGGGTGGAGAAGATGCTATGGGCGGAGGCGCTGGTGGAGGCGGAGGAATGAGTGGTGGAGATGATACCTTTGGCGGTGGAGAAGAAATGAGTGATTCGGAAGCACCAGATATGAGCGGTGGAGATGGCGGTGGAATGCCACCTATTGGTGGAGATGCTCCAGCAGCAGAGGCGCCAGCACCAGAAGAAACCCCTGTAACAGACAAACCAATGGAATCATATAAACGTGATATTGATAAGTTATTAAACGAAGCGAAAACAAAACAATCACTAACTGAAATTCGACGCAAAAATGTTTATTTCGATGCATACGTTAAACACGTAAAAGAAAGTAGAAAGCCAGTCGAGGAGGAAGTTACGGTAACCCCTATATTTGATAGTGCATTTTTACTGAATGAAGACACGATGGAATTAGCAAACAAGCTTGAAAGTTATTTAATTAAAACAGCTGTAATTAACGAAGAAGCTGAAATCGTAATTGATGATAAGAAGTTACTAAAAGAAATCACTAAAAAGTCTCGTAAAAAATAAGAATTTATACTATTTATAATAAAAATACGATGGAACAAAATTTCGGATTAGCAAAAGCAATAATCTTTCAAAATTCTGAAAGCTTATTTAAGACAAATCAAGGTAAACGAATAATAAAAGAATATATGTCTATTATTAGAGATAGTAAAATTCTTTTAAAAGAAAATTCTGTTTATAATTATATTGAATCACAAATTTACTCTGAAACTACTAAAGACAAGGTTGTAGAGTCAATTGGTTATCTGAATAATATTAATAAGAAGCAATTAAAAGAAGAACATAATAAAATATTTAACTTATTAAAGGAAAATAACATTGTAAAAATTTCAGATATAACTAATGAAAAACTTTATGAGGATATTGATGATTTAATTTTCATGAAAAAATCGATTAAATTTATAAATGAAAAAGTTGATTTAGTTAATTCAGTTGTTGAAACAATTAAAAATAATAAGATAGTAATAATTGAAGAGAAAGATATTGAAACAATACAGTTAGATGAGCAAGCAATAGCATATTTAGTTAATAATTTTAATGAGAAATACGCAGATGTTTTTAACGAAGAACAAAAGGCGCTGTTTGAAAGTATTTCTTCAACGAATGAATCAGATCAAATTGTAACATTTGAGAAAACTAAAAAAGAGTGTTTAGATATAACAAATGAGTTTTTAAAGGAAGCTATTGATAATGAAACAAAAGCCAAGGTATTATCAGTAAAAGAGAAACTTTTAGAAGATAAATTTTCAAAACATACATTTATTGAAGATATGTTAAAATACATCACATTAAAAGAAGCATTAGGAGAAGAATAATATGAAAATTAAAATGAAAGAGAGCGAGTTAAAAGGACTTGTATTAGAAGCATTAAACAATGTGTTATTTCCAAAAAATGATAATGATAAAAAAACAGTTAATGAGGTTTTCGGACTATCTCAAAAAGAGAAAGATTTAAAACAATTGAAAATCAAGATTCAACAAGCTTTTAATGAGATTAACGCTTTTAATTTTAAAAGCTTATTTTATCAACCAGGAAATGGAAACCAACAAGAATTAACTCAAAGAGGTTTAGAAATTAGGGTTAAACAAGCTGGTGATGATCTACCAACATTTAGAGAACTTATACCAGAACTTTTTGATAAACAAATAAGAGCGATTCGCGTAAAATGTGAAGTATCTGAATCCGAAATTATAGACGGGTTAATCCCAGATACCTTTGGATCTATATATGATAGTAATTATTTCATCATTAACGATACTGGTAAATATTATGCAAAATTAGAGCTACATAAAAAATTTCCAGATTTAGTTAAATATCACAATATGGAATTTATAATGGATAATAAATACTTAAATTAAAATGCAGGAATTCTATATAAATAAAAATTCAACACTTCCACTTTTAAAAATGGAATTATTGTGTGATGGTAGGACAGACTTCAATAAGTTTTATCAAATGATTCAGAATTCTATAATTACGTTTTCTATGGAAGATATTAACACTGGTGTCATTAAAGTTGCTAATGAACCAGCATTGGTATTACCAAAAGAAACTTCACATAATGATGAGTATTTGGTTTGTTATAAATGGAGGCCAAGAGATACAAAGGTAAGTGGTAAATACATTGGTAAATTTAAAATAGAATTTGGTGAAGAATACGGTGGAGGAACACTCATAGTTCCAATTCAAGAGCAATTAATAATTTACATTCAGTAAAATAAATACCCCATTATAATCTAAAATATAATGGGGTTTTTATATATTATGCTTTTGTGAGATTATAAATAGCAGAATATTTTTCTTTGATAAACTCTTTTAATTTATCGAAAAAATCAGGAACAGGATCTGTATCGGATAATGTATCCAGTAAATTTACCGCGTAACTAATAAAGGCATATTCAATCTTATCATCTAATAATATAGAAACTTCATTATCGATCTGTAAGAGTTTCATAAATTCATTTGGTTCTTTTGTTGAAGAACCAGTCTTTGGTGCGAATAATTTTTTAAAAACACTAACAGTATCTGCTGACACCCCTATAATATTTCCAACTACTGGTAACAAGCCAAGTCCAATTTTTAAAACATCCCCTCCAACCTCTTTTACCTTTGCTAATGCTTCTTCCTTATTTTTACTTTTTTGTAATATGTTTATAAATGTTCTAAGTTCGCCAACACTTAACGTCCCATCATCAACAATAGAAGATCCATCTATTTGAATATTTTGTTGGTTACCAGTTATTGGTTGTGAAGTAGTAGTTTGTGTATTTGAAATGGGTTGTTGGGTAGCAGTTGATGTTGTAATTGATGAGTCAAATGTATCACTATTAAATGTATCGGTAAAGGTATCACTTTCATTTAATTTAATTTTAAAATCAGAGTTTAATTTACCAAACATTTCAAACATTTTAATTACATCTCTATTCATATCTAAATTTTATTTATATCCTAATTCAACCAAAGCTTGTTTTACAAAGGCCAAAACTCTACTTATAGAAACAACATTATTTTCTGGTGTATATCCAAGTGTTGAAAACCAATTTTTAAATGCACCTGAAAATTCAGTAGATGTATTTATTTTAGTCCCAGCCTTTGTTACCTGAGTAGCCTTATTTTGTACGTTAGCTAAATATTTAACATCTGATGGTTGAGTCGCCTGGGTATTTTGCTCTGGTTTAGAATCAACTCCAAATGTAGCACTACTATTATCGTAGGTTGGGTTAAAAGTATCAAGTTCGTTTAAAGTAAAATCAGGGTTCAACATTTTCATGTTTTCAAATAATTTTTTAATATCGTTTTCCATTTTAGTGATGATTTTATTATAAATAGATTCAAAATTAAAAATAGTATATTTTTCAACAATTTAATTCCAAACTTGTTTTTCTTATATTTTATTGGTACATTTGCAAAAATCAAACGTAAACTTAAAGTAAAAAATGCAAGAAATTTCAGAAGAACGTATTAATCAGTTCCTATCAGGCAGAGACCAAATGATGGGTATTATAGCAATGGAATGCGGATATCAAGACGAGCAAGTTTCGATCATATATAGGCATCCAACAGCTGGTAAAAAACTTAAAAAGGTTGATTTCGAACCATTTGTGTGGGCAAAAATGGAAGGTGCAAGAAAATTATATATTGACCCTAAGACAGGTAAACAAGATAAAATATTATTACAAAAAAAATTAACACAATTTGGAATTACGGTAAAGGGGTTAAATATTCACTCAGATGATGGTAATACAACCGAACGATTAGAAAATGGTTATCGAATATTGTTTGAGGCAAAAAATAAAATGTCTTTCAATAAGTTTCTTCAATTTTTCAAATATGGTGGATGTGATGTCTATGGACAGGATAAATTATTTTTAGCAGTCCTTCCTGTAGAACAATATATGATGAAATCTGGAAAACGTATGTTTAAAGGTTTCGAAGATTACGACCAATTATTACGTCTGGAATTTGATTTAGAAACAACTGGATTAGATCCAACCACAGATTCGATTGAACAAATCGGTCTACGTTCAAATCACGGGTTTGAACAAATAATAAGTATTACAGGTTATACCGAGGAAGAAAAAAGAGATACTGAACTTAGAGCTTTAGACCAATTCTTTCAAATAGTTCATAAATTAAAACCAGATGTTATAACAGGGCATAATTCAGAGAATTTCGACTGGAATTTTATTATAGTTCGCTGTCAAATGTTAGGTACAGACATCGCCGAAATGAGTGATAAATATTTTGAGATACCAATTTATAAGAAAAAGAGAAAAACAGCTTTAAAACTTGGTGGTGAGGTAGAATATTTTAACCAAACTATGATCTGGGGCCACAATACAACAGATTCAATTCACGCTGTTCGTAGGGCACAAGCTATTGATTCCAATATGAAAAAAGCTTCATTAAAATATGTAAGCGAATACTCAAAACTTAAAAAACCTAATAGAGTTTATGTTCCTGGGGACAAAATATCAACCATATGGAATGACACAGACAACGACTACGCATTTAATGATTCAAATGGTGATTGGTATTTAGTTGATGATTTAAATGCCTTAAAAGACGGCTATGTGATTGTGGACGGTCGTTATATCGTCGAACGTTACCTATTGGATGATTTATATGAAACCGACAAAGTAGAATTAAGATATAACCAAGCAAATTTTTTATTATGTAAAAACCTACCAACCACATTTACTAAGGTTTGTACAATGGGTACGGCTGGTACTTGGAAATTGGTTATGATGGCTTGGTCTTATGAAAATAATTTAGCTATTCCAGATTTTGCACCAGCTGGTAAATTTACTGGTGGGTTAAGTAGATTATTTAAAGTTGGTTTTGTTGAAAGTGTTGCTAAATTAGATGAAAATTCTTTATACCCAGCAATAACTTTAACTTGGGATATTAAACCATCATTAGATATAACTAACGTAATGATGTCTTTTTTAGGTTATTTTTTAGATAAACGTGAAATTTCTAAAGGACTCAAAAATGAGGCAAGTAATAAAATAGATGAACTAAAAGAAAAAATAGAATCAATCCAACCAGAAAGTGATGAATATTCTGAAATAAAAAAAGAAATATATCAATGGGAAAGCGTCTATAATTTAAATGATAAGAAACAAATTGTCCAAAAAGTGTTTTGTAACAGCTTTTTTGGGAGTTTTGGAGCTCCAAATTTATTCCCTTGGGGTGATTTGCTATGTGCCGAGAAGATAACTTGCATTGGAAGACAGTCGTTACGATTAATGACTAAATGGTTTGGTGATAGGGGTTACGAAGCAATTGTAATGGATACAGATGGTATAAATTTTTCACTACCTAAACATTATGATTTTTCAACTAAAGGTAAAAATCAAAGAACATATATTGGTAAGGGTTTAAATAGAAATACAGTAGAAGGTGAAGTTTATTACGGAGTTGATGCGGATGTTGCAGAATTTGCAGATCTATTTCTCCGTGGAAAAATGGGTCTTGAGTCGGAGGACTTTTGTATTTCAACACTAAATTTCAGTCGTAAAAATTATGCAGACCAATTCAGCAACGGAAAAATCAAATTAGTCGGTAATAGTATTAAATCAAAACGAATGCCATTATATATTGAAAAATTTTTAGATATTGGTATTAAACAATTACTCAATAATAATGGCAAAGAATTTTTAACAGGTTATTATGATTATATTGATAGAATTTATAATTATAATATTCCTCTAATAGAAATTGCATCCAAAGGTCGAATTAAGAAATCAATCAAAGATTATATAATAAATTGTAAGGGGGTTAATAAGAAAGGTACGCCAAATTCACGTCAAGCTTGGTATGAATTATGTATAAAGCATGATATTACTCCTGAAATGGGTGAAATAATTTATTATATTAACATAGGTACTAAAAAAAATGATGGGGATGTAAAAAGAGAAAAGATATATAAAATTGGTGATGATGGAAAGTTTGAAATGCAAGATTCAAAAGATAAAAATGGAGAATTATTATTAACACCAAAAGGAAAACAAAAAAGGGAAAAAATAGTTATTGGTGAAGAAATAAAATTAAATTGTATTATGATTCCTTCTTCGTTAATTGAAAGTGGGGCTAGTTTTACTGATTTAATTGGAACAGAATTTGAAGGTGTTGATTATAACGTGGTAAAATATTTGGACCAATTTAACAATAGAATTAACCCTTTATTAGTCTGCTTTCACCCAGATATAAGAAATAATATATTATCTGTTAATCCAAAAACTCGTCAATATTTTACAGAAAAAGAAAGTAAATTAACATCTGGGATGCCAAATAAACCAGAAGACCAAGACACATATGAACAACTTATGAAAATGGAGGACAAAGAAATTAAATATTGGATTTCTGTAAATGAAATTCCACCATTTGTTAATGAAATTAATATGGATTGGGATTTAGTAGTTAAAGAATATACCGATAGGCAAGAATTATTAAAAACAGGATATTTAAAAATCGAATTTGAAACATATGTAAAAATAATTGATTCTTTAGATGAAGATGATATTAATAAGTTTATTGATGATGGTCAATTCCCAAAAGAACTATTAGAGTTTTTACTTTTTGATGGATCAACAATGGAATTTAAATCAAAAGAATATGGTGTTGTTATTGGTACTATATATGATATTATAGATAAAGACCTTTCAAAACAGGATATAGAAGATGATTTAAATTTAGTCGAATATTAATAATATGGTTGTAACTTGATTTAAGTTACAACCTATGTTATTAATTTATTTACACTCTTATCAAACGAAGAGGACAACCAAAAGTTTTTAATACTGCAATAGTAGCATTAGTATTAGAATTATAATTTAAATCCATAGCTTATTATACTTTTATGAGACGTAATGATCTACAAGCATTAACATATAGAGCCGCATTAACTGAACTTAAATTACCATTAGCATAATTACATTTAAATACATACTTATCTACAGTGTAGAAACCACAATCACCAGTTAATCCAGAAAAAGTTCCTACAACAGCATCCGTACCTCCACTACCCAATGCACTAAATCCACTACTATTATCAGCCCCTATATTAGGTGTATTCCAATAGCTTAACCCTTCTTTTTTTAATTTTCCACCACTGATATCATCTCCTCCTAGAGTTGTACTTAATGCAGTAAAATCAGTTTGTGTGGGTACTTTCCAACCCCAAGGAGTTGTTGGGTTAGTATCATTATAATAGTCTATGTCCATTTGTAATAATTTAACAGCAAACCAATTGTATAATTTACCATATACAGCTCCAATGGAAGCATCATTATTATAATAACACCACATAGCTGCTGCTTTTACTGCTTCGTAAGTTTTTTGTGTTATTGTTCCAGTTGTCTGGCCATAAATAGCATCATAAAGTTCTTTAGCCCCTGACCTCCCAATTTGCTGTACGGAAACTGAATCAAAAGAAATACCATGTCTGTCAGTAATAGTATCTCGATTAGCATAAAAACTCAAGCCTAAATTAGCTGTAGGGGCTTTATACATCATAGTATATAATGTCCAATCTGTAGAAGATATAGTAAATAATGTCAAACTTATACTGGAATCAGTTACAGCACCTCCAGTCCCTTTCGTGTTCTTAGCATAAAAAGATATTTTATACCATAATCCTATTGATGTAGCTGGATATTGATAGATTACCCCAGTATTACCTGCTATGTTTGTTATAGTTTGTGACGAAGTACCTTCATATGGATCTATTATATTTGAACTTGTATTCCCTCTCGTAGAAAACCATCCAGGAGCTACACCATTTACATAAGCCCCTTCCATAGTTCCATTAACAATTTTCTCTGTATTACTATTAATAGTTACATTATTAATCAAATTACCTTGTGGTGTACATGTCATCTCACAATTAGAAGATTGCCATTGTTGAGTACCTATTGTAACATTTGGTATATCAGGGTATAGATTCTTAATAAAATTTGACTCTGTTAAAACTTGTACTGGTGTTAATGCTTGTGAACGTATAATATGAGCTGCTATAGAACCTTTAAATGGAGTTTGATTAGTAACAGCGGTCATTAAACAACTTAAATTAATAGAAGTTATAATACTAATGGTTTCAAATAACACTCCATTTATAAAAATATCTAATGTATTATCTCCCTTAGCAATTATAGTAATTATTGCATTTTTACCTATTAAAAAGTCTACCTTTTTTGTTGTTGCTTTTACTGTAAATAGTGAATTTCTTATTTTTAAACTTGATGCATTATCAATTCCAAACAAACTTCCACCACTACTATTGTCACTAACATAAAAATTGGAAGTAACTCCTCTAAATGTCATAGCATTAACCAAGGTAGTTATACTCCAAGCATCTGTATCAGTAAAATTAATAGTTGGATGTAACAGATAATTTAATCCTTCATTAGTATTCTTAATATAAGGATTTTCATTTGGAGCAATAGTTCCAAGATAATAAGGATATGAAGAATTCCCAACACTCGACAAATCTAAAGGATCACCTGATAATACTTCTTTAATTGATACATTATCAAGACTTAACGAAGCAGCACCAGCAGTCATTATCCATAATGTTGTAGATGTAGCAACAAAAGTTTCTGAAAACATACCATTATTTTTCCTCGGTGTTGATACTCCAGTAGTTGGATTTAATAGAATGACCCCTGATGCATAATTAGAAATTTCAAACACTATCTTATATTGTTTTCCAACAGTTAATACATTAGGTTGATTTAAGTTTACTGCTGAGGATACTAAATAATTTGCAGTTCCTCCACTAATAGTAATCCCAATTCCTTTAGACCAAATGGTATCAGTGTCAAATCCACCGTTAGCAACTTTTTCAATAGTATCTAAAACCTCTGTTCCTTGTGGAGTAATAGAGTAAAGTTTTTTGACATTATTAGTTCCAATTGCAAGATTACCCCCAACACCAAGCCAACCTAATTTAATAGAATTATACATGTTATTAAGTTTGCACAATTTAATGTAAGCAGTTATACTATTACCAAGAACTTCTACTACAGAACAATTATCTATTGATCCTATAAAAGTACCACTATTACAAGATATAAAAACATGACCTACAGTAGTAGAGGTTAAAAAACATGTAAATGTGCCATCAGAAGAATAAGAATCTGAACGTACAGTTCCACCTTCTAATAATACAGAACAAGTTCCACTAGTATAATTCGATATTGTTAATGTAACTTTATATTTTTTACCTACTCGAATAATTACCGAAGTTGGGTAAATATATGTAATAGCTGTTAAACCTCCATTACAGTTTGCAGTTCCTCCTGATATATTCCAATTACTACCTTTTGTCCAGCCAGTATCAGTATCAAATCCACCATTGGTTACTAACTCAGGTCCGAAATTAGTGTTATCCCCTAACACTCCACCATCCGCTACAACCCTATCTTTATAGGCATTAAATAGAGATAATGCAGAATTATAAAAATTCAACATTACTTTACCTGCCATTGCTATTTGTTCTCTAAATAAACTCATAAATTACATCCCCCACCATAAATAAATTTGTCCTGCACTACGTATCTCACATTGTAAATAATTCGTACTTAATGGTATGTAGTCACTTTGCAATGCTCCATAAATCCAATTGCTAGTGTACCCACTAAATATAGAAGTTGCTAACGTTCCTCCTGTCATAATAACCTTAAAAGGTTTTTTGATAATTGGATTCATTATAGTAAGAGCTTGATTAGTTCCCATAGTAACAGAGAACTCCTCTCCTGTAGTCATATCTATATTGAAGCCTGGTAGAGCTACTGTTGTTATAGGTTGATTATATAATCCAACTATATTTCCATTGGCATCTACTTTAAACAAAGTTACCCATGTACCACTTCCTTTGGTGGCATTAGCTACAGTACACTTTTCAAACAATACAGTACTCATTTGATTAGAGTGTCGTATGTCTCCTACTGCATCACCTACAGCTGTAGTTATTGATTGATATACATAACGGAGAGCTAAGTCGCGATAATTTCCTAATGTATTATTATTTATCTCTATAATTCCAGTTGTATTTTTTTGGAATGACTGAGTAGAATCGGTCATAGACAACTTCGAATATATCATAACATTATTAGAAGTATTTACATAAAAGGAGTTAATACCTGATGTAGGAGAAAAAAACATAGCGTTACCAGAACCATCAAATGAAAACCACTTGTTATATATCCCGAACCCAAATCCATTATAATTAATACTAAAAGGACTACCAACAGTGATTGAAGTTGCACTAATATAAGTAGCAATAATACGTTCCTCTGAATTGATTATAATTTTTGCTCCTATCATTGCAGCACTGAATGCCGTACCAATGCCAGTTATAGTAGTACCATTTGTTGAAATAGTTCCAGAAATAGTCCAAGGAGTAGTATGATAGATTATACCACCATTTTGAGAAACAAACTTAGTTATTTGATCATTTGATACAGGTAATGTATTTGGATAAATTGTTTTGAATTTTAAACTAGCAGCATCCCAAACAGATACTCCTTTGTCGATAGGAACCTCTTCACGAGTAGCTAAAGGTTGAGTACTTCCAACGTCTCCAACTCTTGCTATACCATTATTATCAAATACTAATAATCCATCATTAACTCCATCATATAACTTAGCCCTTATACCAACTAACTGTCCTGGAGAAAGTCCTGCAACTGCTAAATCACGAAGTATTATCTCATTTTTAGTTGTTAATACTTGTTCTGCATGAGTTTCGTAAGAAGCACCTAATTGAGATATGTTCTCTACATGTAAGGTTCCAGCAGCATCCAATAAAACAGAGTGAGTACCATTAACAAGACTTGTTGGGTCTATTGAAATTAAGGTTGAATCTATTACTTTATTATCTCCATCAATACATAGATAGTGGTTTGTAAGGTCATCTGTTTGGAATACTCCGTCAGTCAGTCTACAATAATAATAAGTGCTACCAAAATAAGCTAAAGCCCCAAAATCACCCACACAATAAGAATACTTACTATTAACTCCATTACAAGAATCTACTCCACCAATACAATTAATATAAATACTATCAGGACCGTTAAAAACTTGACCAATACCTCTACAATTTATATGTATGTTATTTACCCCATTAAAGGCATTCTCAAGAGCTTCACAATTTATATAAGTACAATTACTACCCCTAAAACCAGATTGTCCTGCCTTACAATTAATAAATTTAGCACCTAAAGGAGAGATGGTAGTGAAAGTATTATTTAGTTTATTTCCACAATTTTCGAATGAACCAGTTAATGACCCACCGCCAGCAAACATCTCTCTGTCTAAACTATTTATATTCTTAAAAGTACCTGAATAAATTGAACTAGAATTAAATAGAGTACCGCCTATACTATTTATATTTTCAAAGATTCCAGAGAACTCCAAAGCACTATGAAAACTTTCAACACTAGTAACTTCAATATTTCTAAATACTCCAGACAATATAGCATCACTAGTGCCATATATTCTACCTTTACAATTCTCAACCAACAAGCCTGGATAATTACCAGATACAAGTAATCCGTTGTGAACGAAATCAAGACCCCTTAATTTTATATTATCTGCCATTACTATACACCCACTGTGACCTATTTTAACATCAGCTTGTCCAGTATCTGATACTAAATATATATAAGAAGTATCTAAAACTAATTGTGTGTCCATACCACAGAATCTAGCTTTTATTAAAATATAAATAGGACTATCAGAAGTAGGAGACATGGTTTTTGCTATATTATATACTGATTCTAATTCCAGACCATTATCAGAATTACTTTGTCCTCCAAATACTGTTAGATATCTATCCTGATTAAATAAAGCTGCTGCAACTCCTACATTTTCCTTACCACTTAAATCTACAGCAGGAATAGCTGCTATTAACTGAGCAGCAACTCCTACATCTTCTTTTGAAGTATCATGAACCTCAGTCCAAATTCCATTTATTTTTATTTTGTGTTTCATTATTCTGGTAGATTTTGTGGTAAAATGTTGTTGATATCAAATCCTAAAGCAACTAAACGGTCAATTTCAGGTTGAGGTAGATTATTGTATTGGAAACTAAATCCAGTATTATATATATTTTTTATTGAACTGATATTTATAGATTCAAGATTATTATTCTGTAAATAAATATAATTCAAATTATTCAGTGAATCTAAACCTATTATATCAATAGGATATACTGATTGATTAATGCTTAATGTTCTTAAATTTGGAGTTGAAGCCATGTTTATAGATTGTAATTCAGTATTTCCTATTTCCAAATAAAATAAATTATTCAATCCTAATAAATTTATTTCAGTTAATTTATTTCCTCCACATGAAACATATTGTAATTCTTGTGATGAACTTAAATCTAAATATTCCAGTTTATTAAAACCACATAATAAGGCTTGTAAATTATTTAATCCTGTTAAATTTAAAACAGATACTAATAATCCATATTCCTGAGATACATTTAAAATATACACTTTATTTGAGTCTAAAACAGAAGGTAGAATAACCCCATACCCATTCGCCATGTCTTGTAGACTAGGATTATCTCCAAATAAAGCACCTAATTGAATATCATTATCCCACCATTCAGTGTGAGGGTTTTTAGAATCATCAAATAACACTGCTAACTGTTCACTTTGTGGATTGGCATCACGAATAGCCCTTAATATGTCAACATCAGATAGCACAACTACAGGTTCACTAGTATCATACCACACTTTTATATTTGGATTAACAGGTTCTTCCGTTCCTATATAAACTTCTTCAAATATTCCACTTGTGTATAATTCATCAATTTCCTGTTGAAGTGTATTAGTCTTATTATCATACTCAGTATGTACCCCTTCCACAACAGCTGTAAACTCCTCTCTTGTTGTATACCCGCTTAAATCTACTATCGGTAAATCATCAATTATACTAGCCTGTATTCTCTTATTTTCCTTTGGTTGAACATGTATATAATACGGTGTATTTATTTGTCTAGTTGATTTTAATAAATCCCCATTAAGAGCTACATAAGTTTGTAAAGTTAGAGCATCATCTTTAGATGGAATCTTCCAACCATTGGTTGTATCAACGATACCTTTTCCATTGGAAATAGTATATGCGTTATATAATCTGCCATATGTTGATACAATTAATTCATCGGTTGTTAACTCATCGATATATGGTATTATAGAAGTACTCCCAGTATTATCTAATACCCATTGTTCATTGGTTAAATTATTATTTATAAGAGACCCATCTTGATAATGAGTTACTTTTAAATTTGAAGTGATCCAAATTTGAGTTCCTATTTTACAAGTATCATATATATTATTATCATAATCTTTATAAATTGCTGTAGTCTTACCATCAGGTAATGATAATTCTAAAGTAGTACAATCCCTAACAACTCTTAATGATTGTCCATTATTAGGATGTTTATTATCAGTTACATATAAAGATGAATATCCAGCATACAAATTTATAGCTGTATATCCAATAAAACCAGGTGTTTGGGTTGAAGTCCAAATAGAACTAATTCCACCAACACCAGCGTTTAATGCGGTACCTGTAAATATGCCAGTAATTCCATTTCTAGTACCTCCTGGAATTAAATTAAATCCATATTTATCAATTCCATATATATCTATATTTTGAGAATCAATCCATCTTGGGTGTAATATAGTTGATAAAGGTAATTTTTCCCATTTACTTTGGTCAACTTCAGAAAATAAAGCTGCTGCCACTCCTACATCCTCCTTACTATCGTGAGCATGAGAAGTTATATTTCCAGTAAGTAAGTTTTCAATTTGTTGTTTGGTAAGAATGTAGTTAGAAAGTCCGTTTAATTTATTAAGTAAGTTATTAGTTAATACATTCGTGTCGGAATTACTCTCATAACTAAGTTTTATTTGGGCAGAACTCATTACTGCGTTTAACATATCTGGGTCAGATGTTTTTACAAAAGAGGCATTAATCCCAACAGAAGTAGCTTGATATACTGCCCACTTTCCATCTCCATCATCTAATATGAAGACAGAAAATGGTAGTTTTGGTATGTTGTATTCGTTTCTCTCTGGAATCCCAGCTAATACAACTTGCTCTACAGCACCCTGTACTAAATTATATAATTTTTGTAGTGTATCTCCTGCTGAGGTTACTCCATCTCTAAGGTTTGAAATTAAAATAGCTGCTACACCTGCATCCTCTTTACCACTTAAATCAACTACTGGCAGCCCATCGATTATACTAGCATGAATCTTAACTGGAAGTCCATTCCTCTGTTTTGGTTGAATATAATTGTGATCTTCAATTTGTATGATATTATAAACATTCAATTCATCATTATTATAAGCACAAACTGCTCCATCAGTACCACTGAAATCTGAACCGATTAATGAGCCATCACGATATTTAGTTTCACATAAGTTTTCAGCTAACCACCATTGAGTTCCTATTTTTACGCATTTATATATTTGACCATCATTACCAATATATTCAGCCGTATGTCCTGTAATATTTATTGGATTATCAATTATTGCTCTAATTGAACACCCTGCTTTTTTATTATCACTCGATGCTCCATTTGATAATGAATTTGTTTGAAAATAATAATCATAAACTCTCAGTGCATTGTTATCATTAAAACTATCAGCCAACCACATATAAAAAGTAGAATAATCCCCTAATATAAAGTGAAATGTACCATCAGTCTCTCTATATCCACTAGCTCTTTCATTGAAACCATATTCATTAGTTGCTGTTGCATTTGGTGCATCCCAATACAAAGTACCTGTTTCTTTTAATTTTTGCCCACCATTACCATTTCCACCTAAAAATGCATATAAAATATTAAATTCATTTTTAGTTGAAATATGTGCACTAGATGTTGTAATACCTCTTGGATCTGTTGTAGCATACCAATTATAAAGCCTACCATATTTGATAGATTGTACATCGGTAGTTGCATTTTCCCATTTACTCTGTTCAAAATTAACAAGGTCAGAATCATCCACACCATCTTTAAACCAATATTTAGTATTTCCATTTATTTCATCCAATATTCGTACTTCCATTGTTGGAAACCTGACAGCTATAGGTATAGTATTTATTGCTTCAGCAATAGATGAATAAGGTCCTTCCCAAGTATTTACTGGGACAGGATTAACTGGTTGTATACCAAACGGTAATTGTAATCCTTCAGTTATCCCCATTATATATTATTTATTTCTTTATTATTTAATGTTATTACGTGGTTGTGATTTTTATAATATGGGATTGCGTTTTTCATAATATAAACATTATAAGCAGTTTCAAATCCGCCAGCATCTTCAATATTCATATCTATTACGTGATATGAATTTGTTAATTCGATATTCATTGCATTAATATCAAAAACACTAATAATATTTCTACTTTCTGGAATTGCCAATACAAATACACTATTATTACTCCCAGTTTGTAAATTAATTACTTTGGCATCTTCATTAAATATTCTACCACTTAAGCCTCTAATTTCGTTTGTGGTACTTGGTACATTTTCAGTACTTCCATAAAAAATCATATTATCAAATTTTATTTCTTTTATTTGCGTTGTTCCGTTTAAATTTCTATGTGTATCAAAAATCTCAATCATATATTTTATTGATTGTAAATTTTGTAATTTAAGACTTTCATTAGTATGGTTGAATTCACTAATAGCCCCACCTAATGGGTTAATTTGGAATAAATTATTTATTTGAATCCTTGGTGAATTGTCTACATAATAGTACAATTTATAACCAGTTAATGGTTTTACTAATTCATTAATATATTTATTTAATTTAATATATGCATTAATTAATGTGTCCGTATTACCTTTTTCTCGTCGATAAATAGTTTCTGGATATGTAATTGAATTAGAATTAAGAGTCATATCTATAGTTGGTTCAATATATTTATCTGATGTAGTGACATTGAATTCATAATTATAGTTATTTTTTATTTTACTATAATCATGTTTACCATTGAAAATCCTAAATTTTGATATTTCACCAATAAATGATCCACTAAAATATTTTTCTATTGGTAATAAATATTGAGTTGAATAATTATTATCGAATCCAATCAAATTTGAAAGACCCTGTGTACCTCCGCCAATTGACAAATTAAAAGGTACCAATTCTTGTTTTTGGTCTCTTTCGTCTAAACTTCTAAATAAAAGTTCTGGTAAATTTTTAGATATAAATATTAATTTTCCATTAATATAAAATTGTAAAATATAAGTTCTATTTGCATCACCACATACTGAATAATTATTCATTATCATTCTTATTGATATAGAACTCCACTCATTATCATTAATCATTTTCGGATTTGAATATTCTTCCACAACATCAAATTCTTCATCACAAGAATATATAATAGTTCTATACCCTATACTTCCATCATCTTTTACTCTAAATCCTATTTGATTATTTACAATATCATTAATAATTTTTGCTTTTAATTTTTTCTCTGGTAACTCCTCGATATTATTTACAGTATTACCAGCTAATGTTCTATTCAGTAATAAATATAGATTTGGATTATGTTTTTCGATATCAGATATAGAATATTGCTTTGATTCATTAAATGTTTTTGTATTCAATCCATTTTTACCTCTATTGAGCAATAAGAATTTATTGTCTGTTAATATCTCATAGATACCCTGTTGATTGATATTAAAATTATCATCTGTTGTTATTGTTATCCCAGTTTCTAATATTATTTCATTATTTATTGATTTTATTTCAAAATTTTCTTCTAAATCTTTATTGTATCCATACCAAAATTTATTTTCAGCTCTTAGTCCCATATAGAAAAAAAATCCTTTATTATCTGGATATTTATAATTTAACGTATTCATTAAAGGAAATGTTATAAAATCTGGCTTTATTGTAAAGTTAAATGTTATTTCATCGTTAATAATATTTGGTAATATTTGGTATTCTTCTTTTGACTTATAAACTCCCTGATAAAATCCACCATTGAAACGTATAGAGTTACCATCTTCGGTTTCGACTAACGTTGTTGGGTAAATATATTCCCCAGTGTTTCCACTAATAGCATTTAACGTTAATCTCATATCACCAACATCAATAACATGAGAAGAGTCAGTAATTAACTGTAATAGTTCATTAGATGTAATAGTTTTTTTATCGAATAAAATTAACCCATTATCTATTCCAGTAAATCCAATATTTTTTAATTCCAAACCTTTATTAATCGAGCTGCTCCATTTATAGTTACCCGACCCATATATTTTATTTACGCCTATACAAGAATTATCATTAATATCAATAAATGAAATTAGATTAGAATCATAATACGTTGTATCATCTAAAAGAGTAGAAGGGTCAACATCTTTTGATAATGTTAAGTCCCAGTACTCTGAAAGTGATAATTTTAAGTCTATTTTATTGTTATTGTTTTCAAAAATATTTGACATTAATATCTGATTTATCTATAAATACAATAAAAACGTAATTTATTCGCTAAATGTAAAACATTTTTAGAAAATCTTTATATTTATTATTAAATGAAATTATAATGCGAAAAATAAAAATAACAAAATCACAACTTAATGAACTTCTAAATTCAGATCTTATGTTTTCAACCGATTCAACAAGTGAATATGTTGGATCAACAGTTTCAACAACAGAGCCTGTAGGCGATAATAATTTTGGTAATCCATTGACAACTGATAAAAAGGCGTCCGAAATGTCACCTTCTCCGCTTTCCAGAATGGGAAATGGTGGTGGATCGTATAATGGACCAGTAATAACATAAATAAAAAACTAAAAACAAAACAATGGAAGCAGATATAACACTTTATAAAATAAAAGGTTACGCCATAAGTTCAGATATTTAATTATGTTAATATTAAAAGAAGAAAATCACAAATTAAAAGGTACAAAACATACTCTACCAAAAAAGATAGTTGATTTGTATCATAACATTATATTGAAGTATCCACAATTCTATGCCAGTGGTGGGTTCATAAAAGCAGAGAATGTGCTCGAAAATAAAGGTATTGTGACAATGGAGTGGCTGAAAGGTATGAAATCTTTTTTTAATAAACACGTTGATAGTAACGATATTGATTACACACTTGGCGGTGGAATAGTTGTTAAAACATTTGTAGATAATAAATTGGATCAGTTAACTGCTTCAACGCCAAAAACGCGCAAGCAGCACACTAATAACCCAGTAAAACCATTAGCACTAGCAGATAATTTATCTGGACACAGAGCACAAAAATCGTCTCAAGCTCTTTCAATGGTAAATTCATTAATGAGCGATGCAATACCAAATTTAAAATGTTCAAACACTAAAGAAATTAAAGGAAATACTATTTATATTACAGAAGAACAATTTAAAGAACTAAAAAATTACATAAAAAAATAAATATTATGCAAAGCAATTTAGAAAAAAAAGCAATTGTAAAAAGAAACGAATTAGAGGTTAAAAATAATTTTGACCAAACTAATGAGTATAGTGATAAAAACTCAAAAAAAGGGGGAACAGGAACTGGAAGTTTAGTAGATATAAATACGCCTTATTTTGATACGAGTAGCGGAGGTAGTTCGGTAGATCAATTAGAAAGAAACAAACAAAGTTTATATACTTCACAAGGACTTACCAGATACACTTCAGAACAAGGTTATGGAGAACAAATCACTATTGATACGTCATTAAACAAAGGGCAATACTTCGCCGAATAATATATTTATAAATGAATATTTTACTCGAAATATATAATAAAATTTTTTTAACTGAGGCAATTGCAAATGTCGCAAGTGTTACTGATGCAATAAAAGGTCGATATGGTGTTACTATTAATTATAAAGGTGACCCTAAACATGGTGTAGCTCCAGGTCCTCGCACAATTCAAGTTTATGTCTATGGATTAACCAAAGCTGGTAACCCTTGTATTAGAGCATATCAACCATATGGAGATACGGCATCAAAAGTACCATCTTGGAAAATGTTTAGACTTGATAGAATAATCGCCTGGAAACCAACATTTGCTATATTTAATAAACCAGCGCCGCTTTTTAATCCAAACGGTGATAAATCAATGTCTGTTGTTTATACAATTATTAATTTTAATAAGAAAACATCACCAAACGAGGTCGATGGTCCAAGACAAAGCTACAAGCCAGTAGGTAAACTACCAAATATAGATAAAATATTAGCGGATAGGGAAGCTGAAAAAAGAAAAGGGTCGCAATACAATAAATTGGTTAATACACCAAGACTAAAATCATCTGTTCCTCCTGAATACCAAGACACTATCGAACCGAATGTAGAAGAACCAAAACCTGAAGCTCAAAGTCCAATTCAGAATACAAATTTACCAGAACCTAGAATAGGTGATGAGGAAATTACAGATGTAGAGCCAGAAAAATCAGATGCTGATACATTTAAAACAGATGGGGATATTGAACTACAAAAATTTAGAGATTTAAATAAAAGATTAGATAATTCACCTATTATGGATTTATCAAACAGACGTTTTAAAAAATAATAGTTTAAACACAAATAAAAATAACTACAATATTATTAAAAGAATAATAATATTTAATAAAAATAATAAATTATGCCATTACCAGAAGGAATATTTAATTCATTTAAAGAAAATCCAGGTTCGGATTTAGACGCAACAACAGGCCTTAGCGTATTAGATACATTAAATGAAAATTCACCATTATTTAAAGCGCTTGGAAAGTCACGAAAAATGATATCCAGCCAAGTTCTACCAGAACAAAGTTCATTTTCAGTAAAATCCAGTTATGAAACAAATGATTCAACATCAAATGAAAATCATAATGATGGTGAAAAAGAAATACCAACAACTGAAGAATTACTTAGAAGAATACAAAGTGGGCGACCAACTTTAAATGAAGTAGCCCCAGTTAGAACACAGCCAATTCAACAATATACACAGCCACAACAAACATTTCCATCTATTCAACCATCAGCATCTCCAGTAATTGATTATAGTCTTATAAATTCAATGCTTAAATCAATTATAGAAGAACAAATGAAAGGGTTAAAATCCCAAATACTAACCGAGAGTAAAAAGTCTACAACCAGTGAGGCCGCATATTTTACAGTCGGTGGTAATAGTATTAAATTTGTTGATAAAAAGGGTAACGTATTTGAAGGTAGGCTTAAATTAATTGGAAACGCTAACGATTAATAAATTTATTATAAAAATATAAAAATCCGATTCATTAAATTGAATCGGATTTTTTGTTTAAATATATAAAAATTAATAATAAAATCTATACTATTATTAAAGATTATAATATTATGTCAGAAAAAATTAAAGTACTTGTAGTTATACCAAACAGAGGAGGTGTTGGATTTTTCCGTTCAATTAGACCACATTCTTACTTAGATGAATTCTATTCAGATGAATTTGAATTGACAATGATTAATACATCCCAATTTGATTTTAAAGATGTTGATTTTGGATTGGACTTCGATATTGTACACTTCCATGTTACCGTAGGTCTAAATTATGAGATATGGAATGCAAAAATGAAGCAATTACAATTTGCTGGTGTTAAAATGATTTGTGATCTTGATGATATATGGGAATTACCAAAAGGATTTCCAAATTATTATGAATATAAAAATGGAATAGCTGAAAAAATTAAAACAAATATCAAGTTGTCGGACCATATCATTACAACTACTGAAATTTTTGCGACTGAAATTAGGAAATTAAATAAAAACGTTACGGTAATTCCAAATGCGATTGATATAAGAGAAAAACAATTTAAGGCTAGTGAGTCTAAATCTGACAGATTGCGTATTGGTATAATTTGTGGTGCCAGTCATGAACAAGATGTAAATATATTATCTGGGGTGGTTAATATGCTAAAACCAGAGTTAGATAGAATACAATTTGTGCTTTGTGGTTTTGATTTAAATGGAAAAATTACTTATTTAGATAAAGAAGATGGTCAAATTAAAGAAAGGCAACGACTTCCACAAGAAACCGTATGGTATACATATGAACAAATATTAACTGATAATTATTCAGATGAAGTTCTCCCTAAAGAATATATAAAATACTTAATGGAATTCAACTCATTAAAACCATACCCAGATGAAGATAATATGCCATATAAACGGTGCTGGACAAAACCAGTATCAACATATGGATCTCATTACGATAATATTGATGTTTTATTAGTACCACTTGTTTCGAATAAATTTAATATTTGTAAATCACAATTAAAGGTTGTTGAGTCCGCATTCTGTGGTAAAAATATTATCGCATCTAATATTGGGCCATATACCATTGATTTAAAATCAGCATATTTGAAAGGTGGTATTTTTGATAAAACAGGTAATAGTCTTTTAATTGACGATGAAAAGCCAGCAAAAGACTGGGTTAAAGCTATTAAATTCTTATTAAACAACCCAGAACACAGGGAAACAATGAAAAATAACTTAGTAAATGATATTACTACTAAATATAGCCTTAGTGAAGTTACAAAAACCAGAGTGGAATTATATAAAAAATTAGGTAAAAAATGATAAGTATAGTAGTATCAACAAGAAAAATAGATGAAAATTTTAACCTAATGCTTTTAAAGAGTGTTGGTTTAAAAGATGTACAATTACTTGTATATACAAATAATGGTGAGAAAAGTTTAACAGAAATATACAATGAGGGATTAAAAGATTCCATATACGATACGGTTTGTTTTTGTCATGATGATATAGTTTTAGATAATGGGTGGGGTAAAAAACTATTAAGTCATTATGAAAAGTCAGATTATGGTATTTTAGGTGTTGCTGGGAGTAGAGAATTAAATGATGGTCGTTGGTGGTCAAACAAATCTACAACCTATGGTGTGGTTAGACATACCGATGGTGAAAAAACCTGGACATCTGAATTCAGTAGAAATCTTGGTAATAATATTCAGGAAGTATGTTGTGTTGATGGGGTATTTTTTAGTGTAATGAAATCAAGGATTAAAACAGGCTTCAATGAAGGGTATAAAGAATTTCATTTTTACGATATTTCATTTTGTGTTTCTAACTTCATACAAGGGATTAAAATTGGTGTTCATACAAATATATTACTAACACATAAAAGTGTCGGTAAAACGAACGAAACGTGGGAAATCAATAGATTAAAACTAATAGAGGAGTATAAAGAATACCTACCCTTAGAGGTAGAATTAGAAGTCCCTTATTTAGATTTAAATATCAGGGTAAATGAAGAACCAAATCTTGCTATAATTATACCAACTAAAGATAATGTTGACGAACTACTTATTCCTTGTTTAAATAGTATTATTAAAACAACAAAATATACTAATTATACTATCTATGTAGCCGATACAGGAAGTAATGAAGAAGAATTAATAAAATTAAAAGATTATATTTCAAAAGTTAATGAAGAATATGAAATTATTAAATTAATTGAATATGACTTTTATAATTTTGCTAAAATCAATAACGACGTTATTAATTATAAAATTGAAGTAGATACAGAGTTATTGTTATTTTGTAATAATGATATAGAAATTGTTAACGATGCAATTTCATTATTAGTTGAAACATATATAAGCAATAAAAAAGACTGTGGAACTATTGGCTGTAGACTACATTATGAAATAGGTACAATTCAACATATGGGTATTATTATTCAAGAGAGTAAAGATAATAATATTAATATTACCCATAAATTTTTAGGATGGGATTATAAAAATGCTATGGTATTAAATCCTATTGTGAGGACGCATGGAAATACAGCAGCATTCATGCTTGTATCAAAATATCTATTTGATGAAGTTGGTGGTTTTAACGAGGCATATAAAGAATGCTTCGAAGATGTTGAATTTAATTTACAATGCTTTTTAAAGGGAAAAAGAAATTTAACGAATTCAAATGGTGTTTGTTATCATTTTGAATCACAAACAAGAGGAAAAACTGTAGATCAAGAAGATGTAACTAAAATTCTTGAATTTATTAATAAACATGAATCAATCAAAAATACATTTTATAAATTAAATTAAAAACATGGAAAAAAAAATAAAAAAAGACACAAAAAAAGTGGTTAAAAAGATATCAGTACTGAAAGACATGAATGCTGTTTCACCAATGGGAAAACCATCAGGTAAAATATTTTTTATTGAACCGATAGCTGCACCCTTAGAAAATATAGTACAACTTCCAGACGAAACAGACATAATTAAATCAGAACCAATCAAAATAGAAGGTAAGTGGGGAAGAGAAGATGAGGATATTACTGGTATTAATTTACTAAATAATAAACTTGATAAAATTATTGGGTTCTTAAATTCTATAGAATCAGAGTTAATTGAATTTAATACTATTTCAAAACATGACACATTATCAGTAGATGAAACCACAAGTTCAATAGAAGATTTATCTTTAGAAACATTATTTTTATTACAAAAACATGCTGGTGACATAATTCAAAGAAACAATTATCCAGAAGGTAGATATTCTATTGAAATGATTGCAGCGCAACAACGATTTGAAAAACTCACATCAATGATTACTGAAAAATTAAATGGATATTCATGGGATTAATATCAAAACTAAAAATATTATTTAGAAATGCGATAGTTTCATTTGCTTTCGGACTAAAAAATACCGAATCCAATATGTTTAGTCAAAAAACGGAATCATCGGAATCAAACTCCTTAGAACAGCAGCAAACAGCGAATACACTAGCTGAAGCTTTATTAAAAGGTGAAATAACAGAAGAAGTTGAGTTATTGAGAGACAGGATGTATTATGTTGCTGAAGAATCGAAAAAGTTTAAATTATCTTTATCTAATATCATTGTAGATCACACAACAGGTGAAGTTACGAGTGGTGATTTAAAAACAGAAAAGAAATCAATGATTGTTGGAAAACCAAAGGTATATGAAGATGATTATAAGTTAGTTATTGCAATGGAAACACCAATGATTATAAATAACTTACTGGATACTATGAATGCAATTAGTGGCTCAGAATTAGAAAAAGTTGAGAGTGCATTACATTTTACCTATAATTGTATTGAAAAATATAGACTTCATCGATATATCAGAAGAACCGTAGTGCGAAAAAAAGATGAGGATTATCTTATTGATTTTTACATCCCAAAAATTTACGTTAAAGTTGAAAATTTTGAATCTGCATTCAATACTGAAATTAATAGAGTGAAGGAAAAAAAATTAAAACATATTAATTTAGAATTTGAAACAATACAATTCATTTCCGATGATGCGTATGGTGTAGAGGACTTAAATGAATTTAAATTTGAAATGATTGAGTTTAAAGAAATCAATGACTTTAATGATTTTAATATTATAACATATAAGGTAAAACCAATCATTTACCAATTTAAAGTTACGGATAAATATATCAAACAAGAACTTAGAGATAAATATGCAAGAAAAGAAAAAAGAGACCTAAAATTAACTGCCGACTTTTCAGAAGGTTTATGATTTTAATTATTTAATTTTAAGAGCAGCCAAAACTAACGGTTGCTTTTTTTGTGTTATTAATATAATTATTTAAAAATTAATTAAAAAATCTATAATATTATTAAAAGAGTATAAATTATGAAAATTGCAATTGATTTAAACGATGTATATAGAGCTTACACTTCACAATTTGCTATGTATTATAAAAAAGTAGTTGATCGTTCTTTTGATATTGATAACGTAGATATTTGGACAAACGATTTAAAACAAATATTCCCATTTGAGTCAACTGATCAATATTTAGATTTTTTATATAATGACTGTCCTATCGAAATATTTGGAAGCGCACAAGCAATGGAACGAAATTTATCAAATAGGTTTGTTAATTGGCTAAAAGAATTAAATGATCTCGATGAAATTCCAGAAGTATGTATTGTATCAACTAAAGAATATGATAAATCAATCGGTGCTTCATTATTTTTTATAGGTAAAAACGCTGTTCCAATTAGAGAAATACATTTAGTATTAGGTGAAGATTTAGTGTGGGACAAATGCGATATTTTAATTACGGCAAATCCAATTTTATTAGATTACGTCCCAGAAGGGAAAATAGTCGTTAAAATAAATGCAAGTTATAATGAAGAAAATAAGGCTTATTTCGTTTTTGATTCTTTTATGGAATTTTTAAACGATGGTGAAATTATTGAAAAATTAAATAAAAAATTAAATAATTAAAAAATGATTGAAATTGAATCAGGACATTATTATTATTTTGACCTAAATAAAATTAACGATTGGATTTTTAACAACCAATCAGATATAAATTTTATTGAAACTAAAGAATATACTTACACAAAAGAAAATGGGGGCATTGGTACAGAAATAAGTCATAATGAAAATAATACATCAAAGCAGATGTATTCAAATACAAGGTTTGAGTTGTTGACTGACATGCTTAATTCACTATTTACCTTAACTTCAGAAAGCGACAACAATGGTGTTAAATTTATACAAAATACAGAAGATTTAGGTATTGGAAATAAAATTATTTTTAATACACTAATAGAAAATGAATTTGTAGTTGATAAATTAGGCTCAAAAAAGAAAAAGTAAATATGGAAGCAGAAGAAATTGAAAGAATATACGGAGAAAAAATATTCACTGAAGTCGAATTTAAGGATTGGAAATCGCCAGAGAATACCAGTTATGAAAATACAGTTGGAATTGTAAAAGCAGAGGCGTCTGACTCTTCACCAGCATTTAAATTTGGGTTTGTTGGTAAGACACCTGAATGGATTTTCAAAAATATTATTGATAATACGAACTCAGTACATAAAAAAATTAATGTTGGTACAGTACAATCAAATCACAAAGAAGACCACATTGATTGGCAAGATAAAAAAACTGGATTCAGCTATATGGATTTCAATGCTTCAACAAACACATTTATAGTAGCACTTACCGTATGGTATGCATTTTATATTGAAACAGGTTATTCGTATAGAGAAATGCAAAAGTTTTTCGCTGAACAAATGAAATATCATTTTAATATAGTACCAGATAATATTACAATGTTAAGTCATATTATGGATGAAAAGGTTAGGTCATATAAACCAGATAAAACTAAAGTACTCACAGAAATGGAGAAATTAAGACAGGAACTAAATACAGTAACAGATAAACTAAATAAATTAAGTAATAAATATAATAAATAATGGATAATAAAGTAAAAGAAATCTCAGAAAAAATAGAAGATGCGATTGGAAAGTTAAAAGATAAAAACTTTACGATCAATTTTTTTATTATTGACACAAAAGGAGTTCCAAATGGTAATACTCGATACATCTACGAAACAGCAAAAAGTTTGATTGATAATGAATATAAATGTTTCATGCTATATCAACAAGAAAAAGAAACGGTTCAATTTACAGTCCTCGATGTAGTAGAACCACCTCACAAGAGACAAAACGGTGATTGGGATGTTGTTATCAGAACAAAATTAAATGATGAATTTATTGACAAACAGAAAATAGGCAAAGAGATTGACATTAAAAAACATAAAATCGGGTACGTTTGGGAAGAAGAAATTGAAGTACCTTTTATTGGTGTTCGCAGTTGGATGGGTGATGAATTTGCAGATATTGCTCATGGAAGTATCGGTGGTGATACAATTAAAATTTCAACATCTGATTTTTTAATTATTCCAGAACTGTTTGCAAATGTAATGAGCCAGACAAGTAAACTACCTTGTAAACGAATTGTTTTGTGTCAAAATTTAAATTATATTACAGAATTTATTTCTCTTGGTAGTTCATGGATGAGCTATGGTATTAGTGATGTAATAACCACAACTGAAACCCAAGCCGAAGAAATTAAGGGATTATTCCCATATATTAGCACAAAGGTTATTAATCCTTCCATACCAAGTTTTTTCAGGAATAATACTGAACCTAAAAAAATTGTAATATCAACCGTAATTAAAGATGCTTCGTTATTAAAAAAATTAGTTAATCAATTTTATTGGAAATACCCACAATACAGTTGGGTTACTTTCATGGATTTAAGAAGTCTAAGTAGAGAATCATTTGCTAATACACTTAGAGAATCTGCTATTACAGTTTGGGTAGATGATGAAACATATTTTGGCCATGCGCCAGTAGAAGCAATTAAATCAGGTAGTATTGTTATTGGAAAAATACCAGATACAATACCAGAATGGATGTATTTGGATGATAAATCGGATATTTCAACAAATGGATTATGGTTTGATAATTTTAGGGATGTACATAAGCTTATTGCTCAAGCGATTAAACTTTGGCTTGATGATGAAATACCAGCAATTGTAACAGATGAAATGGTAAAAATGACAGATAAATATTCAGATGAAAGTAAGGAAGTTCAACTTTTAAACGCATTCAGAGAATATACTTTAGAACGAATTACAGAATTAACTGAAATTAAAAATAAAATTGAAAATAAATAAAAATGGAAGAACTTACGATTATAATCCCAATTCATGAATTTAACGAAACCATTGGGAACTATTTAGCAAGAGCAATTCAAAGTGTTGAAGCGCAAACAGAAAAACCAAGTAGTATCCTAATTGTCGGTCCAAAAGGGGTATTGGGTAATATTAAACAGTTGGACGATAATTTGGTTAGTGTGAATTTAGTTGAGAATAAAGGAGAAACAGACTACTGTTCTCAAATAAATTTAGCTGTTAAATCCGTCGATACAAAGTATTTTTCAATTCTGGAATTTGATGATTATTATCAAAAAAATTGGATTAAGAATGTTAATATATATACAAAATATAAACCAGACTTTTCTATATTTTTACCAATTTCAAAATTTGTAGATGTTAAAGATAATGAAGTTTGTTTGTCGAACGAAATAATTTGGTCACTATCGTTTACAGACACACTTGGTGTTATAGAACCAGATATTTTACAGTCATATGGTGACTTTTCAGTACCAGGTGGTGTTTTACGAGTAGATGATTTCATTGAGGTAGGTGGGCTGAAACCATCAATCAAGTTATCTTTCTGGTATGAATTTTTATTAAGAGCATCAAACAATGGTGTTAAAATATTTGTAATTCCTAAGACTGGGTATGTACATACTATAGAACGTAAAAATTCTTTAATGAGTGAGTATATTGAAATGCCTGAAAAGGAAAAATTATTCTGGATTGAATTAGCAAAAAAAGAATATTACTTTGTTAATGAACGAGTAGACAAAGCAAAATATATCGAAAAGAAAAAACTAACTGAAATAATTAAATAATATGAGTGAAATAGGTAAAATGTCACCAGAAGCTATTCGATCATTTAATAAAAAAGATATTAATAAATGCATTAAAAATTGGGCACAACTCGGATTTAACAATGGTCTATCTGAACCACAATTAACAAATGTGTCTATTGCATTCGAAACAATGGACAGTATTTTATTAAATTCATTTACTAATCAATACCAAACCGAAATTGGGTTACTTGTATTTCCAATAGCAAGACGCATTTTTCAAAAAGTAGACCATGAAATTACGATTGGTGTTATAGTTGATAATTCAATTACTCTAATAGATGAACTCTCAAAATCTTACGTAGAAAGCATAACAGAAGATTTTATTGCTCAAAGTAAAAAATTCAATATCGACTATGAAGCGGAGTTTTGTGCTGTGTTTTCGGAAAAATATAAATTAAACCTTTAAATTATAAATGTCAAGTATTCGACACTGTTTACTTGACATTTTATTTCTTATCAAACTAATAAAGCATCGGCATAAGATGTTCAAAGAACATAGCCAAATAAAGCGTAATAACCTTACGGAAATAGATGTTGCAAAAAAAATAATATTTTTTACAACAAGTATAAAATGGCTAAACGAGGAAGACCCCCGAAACCGAAAGAAGAACGCACTGGATTCTACTTCTATACCGATGAAGAAAATGCTGTAGTAGCATATATAAAATCAAAGTCCAGAAAAGAAAAGAATGATATATTTAAAACAATATTAGAAGTTCCATTTACTAAAATGATTGAATCTATTATTAGGAGATACTTCAAAGATAATATAACTCAAGAAGATTTTCAAGTATATTTTAATGATACTATGGGTCATGTAATTGAAAAGATGGTATTATATGATAAAAATAGATGTAAAAAAGCATATTCATATATTGGAACAATTGTTAGAAATTACGTATTAAGTAGATTAATTGACAATAGAAAGGCATTATTAAGAGATGCTCAATTTGATGATTTATCAGATGAATTAAATGAGGATATTAATTATTCTTATAATATTAGTGATCACCATAATTCAGATATGACTGAAATTATAGATTTAACAACTTCAAAGATAAATGAATTATTGATGGATGGTAAACAAAAATTAATTTATAATGAGATGTTAGTTGGCAAGGCGTTAGTCGAATTAATGTCAAACTGGGATGAGGTATTTACAGACTTAGGTTCAAATAAATTTAATAAAAGTTCCATTTTATTTTATTTAAAGGAAACGACTAATTTATCAACTAAAGAAGTTAGGAGTTCAATGAGAAAGTTTAAGACGATATATAATAAAACTAAAGAAATTGTTTATGCTTAAAAAAATATAAATATTATATTTATTATAAAAAAACATTATGGGGACCTTTAAATTAAAACTAAATTCCGTTGAAAAGACGGAATCGTTATTACAAGAAATATATGACGATTCTCTCAGGCAACAGAATCTACTTCAAACATTAATAAATGAACTTCGAGAATCTACAACTTTAATTGATGAACCACTTGATTCAAAAACTAAATTTGCAAAAGCTTTAAATGACTTCTCTGTAACAAAAGATAAAGCTATAGGTAGAAAATTGGATGTAGCAAAGGTTATGGCTGAGATATTAAAATATAGTGGTAACATTGAAAAAGTGCTTGTAGAAGCTGAAATATTTAATAAATTGGACTTAGGTGACGAATTTAAGAAAGTTCGAGAGCAGGTAATTGAACCAATCTCCAATAATGAAAAACCAAAAGCAGAGGAATATATTACGAATTCACAAAAACCAAGATTTCAATAATAATGGTATCAATTTCTAAACAGAAAAATAGTATATTTGGTGGTATTGCAGCATTAAAAACGATATCGGAACAATCACTAATTAAGTTAAATGGTAAAAAAAATTCTACCATCGGGGAAGCAAATAATATTATGTCTTCTCTTTTAGAAATTTTTAATCAACTTGGTGGATATAATGACTTAATACAAACAATTGAGAATATTTTAATTAAAAGACTTAGTGATATTGAAAACACAATTAAGGGGTCTATTAAAACTTCTATTAAACAAATAATATCTTGTGGTATAGAACCCACAATCACACCAGAATTAGTTTCCACTGGTGTAACATTCAACTTAAAAAATATAGATCCACTTTCATTATTAACTATAAATCCAAAATCTGATAATGGTGAATTAGTTTATTTTGATAATGATCAAGGTCTTAATTCAAGAGATTTTAATGTATTTTTATATTCTATTATTTCGGATGGAATCAATAATCAATACAGTACTGGTCATACATGGTACTCATCTAATGCATTGGACAAACAACCACTGATAACAGTGTCATTTCAAGAGTTTGATCAAACAAACCATAGTTTAAATAATCTAACAATAAAAATAGATAGTTTTTACCAGGGTAAGAAACTAAGTGCGTTTATAAGTGACTATTTAGATAGTATTAACTTATTTAATAATACTCAGCTACTGTCATCGATATTTGATGATATTATGGGTACAAAAATATTTTCTATTAATAAAACATCAGAGCAAATTGCCGCTGAAAAAATAATTGAGAATTTGTGTAATAATATATTAAATAATGTTGATGAATCAGATGTTATAGACGATAGTTTTTATATATTTTCAAATGATACATATAATAGCATATTAGAAGAGGCCGAAAATAAAAAAAATGGTGTATTCACATATAACGGGGACACAAATTTAGTATTATCTGTTGACCAAACATCTTTAATGAACTCACTATTAAATTTAAAAAATACAGATTCAAATAAGATAACCGACCAAACAAACATAATAAAAGAGGCTATTGATAATTTAACTACTGATATTCTAAAAAACTCAACTATTGCCGAGAAAGATAAGTTCTCATTAAAACTAAATTTAATTCAAAATATTATCAAAAAATTAATGTCAACTATAACAATGTTTATATTTTCACCTAAAATTATTTATTTATTTATAATGACAAGTAAGTTATTAGGTGTAGAAGATACGGGTGATATAGTACAATTTGTTAAAAAAAATATTAACGTATATAAATTAATAATAATTGCAATTAGAGATATTATAGTCTCAGAAATAACAAAGGAAATTGAAAAACTATTAGCACCATTAATATCACAAGTTGTGGTTATACTTACAAAAGAAAAATTTTCTATATATAAAACGCAAATTGATGGGATACTCGCGCTGGCGACATCGATTACATCTTTAATTTAATAAAAACAATGGCAAATATAAGTAATATTTTTAGTTTGATAACCAATATGTTAAATGCATATAGGACACCACCACCAGAAATACCATCGTTATTATTATTAACAGGTGCAAAACTTAGACCTGGACTATCCCCAACACTTATAGCCGCAAAAATAATAAGTAGACAACACGAAGCGGGAGCTCCTACAGGAGTATTACCATCTGGTGGAAAGAATATTATGGAAGCAATGGAAGTTATCCGTATTCAAGAAATAATAAGCGCTCTCCAAGTAGATGCAAGGATTGATGTAGCTATCAATATGGGAATACCTGTTCAAGCCAATGGAGCTAATGGTGGAGGACCAGTGGTAGTAGCTGGTATGACAATAGGTATTGGTTCGGGAACTGGTATAATAAGATAAATAAATAAATAAAAATATTATGGAAAATAAAAAAAAATTAGAAATGGATTTATTAAATGCAACAGTTTATTTAAAAAGTTCAGAAGATTTAGTTGGAATTCACACTCAGCCACTTATTTACGAACCAATTAGAAATAATAGATTTGTAGTTAAATTTCCAAGTGAAATTGGAATTCAAAGCTGGACAGTAGATTCTATTTCTACACCCAATATTATTAACGGAAAATGGAATAATACAAATGTAAACATAATGAATTTAATAAGTGAAAATACACCAATACGCGTACTTGATAATTTATTAAAAAAGAAAAATTTTGATGTAACATTTGAATTTCTCGATCCGACAGGCGTTTCAATTCAAAAATGGATAATAAATATTAAAAAAGTTATATCAATTGATTTTGGAGGACTAATTGAGTATGGAAATGATAAAATAAACATTATTAGTATTGTAATGGAAACCAAAAAGTGTAATTTATCCTTTGGTGTATGAAAATAGATTGGGAAGAATACTCTAATTCTGAAATAGAGACAAAATTAAAAACAATGAGTTTTGATTATGAAAAATTAACAAATGAAATAAATGAAAAGGGTTATTTATTAAGCGAGTTGAATAAAAGTTATAGAAAAGGTAAGAATATACTTGAAAAAAGATTAAACCCTGGAAAAAAAATTAATTAATTATGGATTATGCATTTAAATTTGGTATAGTTGTATCCGTCACTGATATTGAAGATGGTGATAGGATACGTGTATACATTAAAGGGGAAGATCCAGCAAACTATAATATTAAAGATATACCATACGCTTTTCCTATGATGCCTAAGCATTTATTCATTAAGCCACAGATAGGTGAAATGGTATTGGTGTTTAGACAAGGGGATCGTTCTTCAGATGATAGATTTTATATAGGCCCAATAATATCCCAACCAGATAAATTAGGACGAGATACCGTAGCACCAGATGCTTTTTTAAGAAGTGGAATTATCGCTCCAAGTATCGCTCCATCAACTATACCAGAGAATAGGGGATTACAACCAGATAGTTCTGATATAGCAATATTCGGTAGGGGAAGTACCGATATAATACATAAAAAAGATGAAATACAAATACGAGCTGGTAAATCAGTAGACTTAAAAAAATTTAATAGAAATAATTTAACATATATACAAGTAAAAAATGACCCATCAAATGGAAAAGGCCAAATCAATATAGTTTCTGATAACATTAATTTTTTAAGTCATAGCAGTGCAACAAAATTTAATTTATGTGATCCAGAAAAACTTGTAACAGACGAAGAGTTTCAGAAAATATTAAATGAAGCTCAACAAATACCATTAGGTAATAAACTAATAGAATTTTTATTATTACAACAAAAAGCATTTGCATCACACGTACACGCATATCCAGGGTTACCACCAGATGCAACACAGGCTGAGGTAAAAAATTATTTAGACTTCGATTTAACGAAATTATTATCACAAAATTTTAGATGTAATTAAATATCGAAATAAACAAAAGTCAATCTAAACCATTGACTTTTTATTTTTTAAACTATTTATAGTAAAATAAATCCAAATGAATATAAAAACGTATTTAGATAAAACGAATACAATTGTCTATAACTCACTTGTAAACACTGGTCAAAACCCAGTATGTGAATTATATTATGGGGATGGATTCACTCGTGTATTACTACATTTTGATACCAGTAAAATTAGCGCATTAATAGACGATAAAACATTTGCTGATACAACCAAATTAAAACACATATTAAAATTAAAAAATTGTTGGGGTTTACAAACAATTGACAGTAGAAGCGTATTTAATTCTGGTAAAGACACAGTTAAAGAAAGAACATCATCTTTTGATTTATATTTAATTAGAATACCAGAGTTATGGGATGCAGGTGTTGGTAATGAGTTTACCAAAGATGGATTTATTACAAAACAACCAAGTCTTTCGTATAATGCATCTAACTGGTTTAATTCTGGAACAGAGAAACCGTGGTATAATGGAAATGGTGTATTATCTGAAATATCATCAACTGATATAATAGCAATTCAGCATTTTGATATTGGTAATGAGGACATAGAAATTGATTTAACAGATGAAATAAATAATATTTTATCTGGAAACACAGATAATAATGGGTTTATGTTAAAATTTGTTGATCAACTCGAACAAACTACAATGAACAAAGCACAATACGTTGGGTTTTTTACACAAAATAGTAACACATTTTTCAAACCTTTTATTGAATCGACTTATGATGATGTTATTTCAGATGATAGAAATGACTTTTATCTGGATAAGGATAATAAATTATATTTCTATTCTATCATAGGGGGTCATTTAACGAACTTAGACCAATTACCGACCTGTTCTATCAGCGAAGAAGAGAAAGTTGTTTATCAAGCCTCAAAAGGGGTTTATTACATTGAATTAAACTTATCATCACAAGCAGTCCAAGAAAATGAGATGATATATGATATTTGGTCAAATATAATATTCAATCATATTACGTTTAATGATGTTGAACTTGACTTTGTAACTAAAACCAGTTCTAATTATTTTGATTTTGGAAATTCAAAAATAGAAACAAAAAAATATACGACTAATATATTCGGTATTAATAATGATCAAAAAGTTGATAGGGGTCAAAGAATTAAGATAGGGGTACAGGCTAGAGAAGAATTTACGATCAACAAATCGATAAATTCAAATAATATGGAAATTAGAATATACGTAAAAGAAGTTGATAAACAATTTGATGTAATCTCATGGGATAAAATCGAAAAAGGCTCAACTGAAAATTATTATATGTTAGATACAGATAGTTTACTACCAAACAAATATTATATAGATATTAAAATGAATGTGAATAACTAAATAAAAATACACAAGGAATTACTTTTTTTTAATATAGTTAATCAAATTTAAAAATAAATATATAAGTCACTTGTTTATTAAATAAATTAATATAATTATAATAAAATACTTTAAAATAAAAACGACTTATTGTGAAATATTTAATACTTATATTAAAATAATAGCACGAGTTGCTGGAAAACATTAAATATGGAGCTTAAACGAGCGAATAAATATTACAAAGATTGATTGAATGGGTGTACATCTAAATGTACGCCCATTTTTGTTTTATATAAGTAGCTAATAAATAACAAATTAAATAAAAACAGTATGGGTATTAGAAAAGGTAGTGCTTCAATAAATGCGGGAACGACGAAGCAAGCAAGAGGCAACACTGGTGCCGAAAAGAAAACCAGAGAAAAGAAACCGAAGATGTCGACTCAGGATATAGAGAATAAATATGGAGTTAGAAGTAAATCTTTAAATTATAAAATAAATTTCAAACCACTAACCGATACACAAGACATATATTATCGAATGCTCAAAGAAAAACAAATTACTTTTTGTACTGGAGTTCCTGGAAGTGGAAAATCATTCGTTTGTTTGTCTGCCGCATTAAAGTTACTTGCTGAAGATAATGAATATAAAAGAATATTAATAGTTAGCCCAACAGTAGAAGCTGGCAACATGGAACTCGGCTATTTAAAGGGATCAAAGGATGAAAAAATCGCTCCTTATTTAGAGGCCGATTTCCAAACTATTACAGATATTTTACAATTAAATGGGAATATGTCTGAAACAATTTTAAAAGACTTAATTGAAACAAAACATATTCAAGGTGATTGCGTTAATTTTATGCGCGGAAAAACAATTAAAAATACTATTTGCATCATTACAGAAGCAGAAAATTTCAACAAACAAGAACTGTGGTTATTACTATCGCGCGTATCACCATCTTCAAAATATTTTATTAATGGAGATAATAGACAGCAAGACAGAAAAGATATTAAAGGCAGCCAGCAAAATGGGCTAAAATTTGCTATGGATACATTAAAAAATAAAATTGATAAAATCGGGTTCTGTCACTTCACAAAAAAAGATATCGTTCGAGATCCGATAATTGAGGAGATAATGAATTTATGGTTTGAAGGTGAAAATTTAAATGATGAGTATTAATATAATAATAAATGGGGAACTAATTATTCCCCATTTATTTTACAATCGAATCATATTATTTGTATAAATATCCTCATAAGAGTCTACATATCCATCACAAAACCATTTTTTTGGTGCTACTACTATTTTATCTTTATTTTTATTTAGATAGCTACCCCACCACGAAAATGTTGAGTTAGAAATAATATTATGATTGCACATTGACATTAAATATAGTTGTTCATAATCCGCAAGATTAAAAGAATTATCAATAAAAATTATATCATTACTTTGGGGTATGTTTTCTTTACACCACACTATATCATCCGAAAAAACCAAAACAGTTTTACCGACAAATAGCTTTAAAGAGTTTACAATATAATCCAACCCAATAAATCTATGCGTGTCTTTGTTTTTTAAATAGTCCCCCCGCCGAACGTGTAATGAAACAACTTCCTTATTATTTCTTATTTTTTTCAAAACGCAATTAAGTTTATTAACCATCTTAATAGTCGGTGAAAATAGTCCAATAATATAGTCTTTATTATTAAAGAAATATTTTTCACTTTGGAAAAAACCAATTAATTTAATATCTTTTTGATAAGTTATCTCACTAAAACTAAAATTTGGCTCTATATATTTCCAAATACAATTTATTTTACGATCAAGAACACTTGATAAAATATTGTCTTTATAAATATTTGATAAATAACCTTGCCCGCATTGCTGATGATCAGAAATATCAAAACAAGTCAAATCATTATTATCCAAAGCCAGAGATACAGCCGCTGCGATTTGAAACATTAGATTACCAATACCGCATTTTAATTCCGAGGTTACCATATTATTTAATTTCGTTATTTATTTTAATACAAGTTTTAATTGTTTCATTAAATAATGTTATTGTTTTTTGATCCTCAAAACTATATTGAATCCCATGGCCCAATTTTTTATTTATAGAAGATAATCTTTCCCTATACATTTTATATCTTTCCAAGACATATTCGATTGATAGATGTTTGTAATGGAATAAGAATATCTTTTCACCATCGTAATATTTAACATACCCAACTGGATTACACGAATGAGCACCAGGAGTATAATTAATTTCACTTATTTTATTTGGATTAAAAATAATTCTTTTACCGAACGACCCATACTTAACCCCAGTAGTAATTATTTCATGTAATAACTTATTTTCTTCATATACTGGGAATTTTTCTGAATACATATCAAAAATAGTCGGAAAACATATTGTCTGTTCATTAGCCAACATATATTGAAGTTCTTCTGTGATTGAAACTGAAAATAAAGCTTCATCAAAATCGCATACAACAACAAAATCGCATTTACCAATGCTACGTTTCCAAGCATTATTTTTTAATTCTAAATATATTGAGTCGTTCAATTCGTTATTTGATTCATAAGATATAATTTCAACGTTAAATCTATTTTCCTGAGATAACATCTGTACACTGTTATCCGTGGAATTATTATCAAGTACATAAACATTTGTTGCAAATTTAGCCCAATAATCAAGCATAAAAGGTACTAACATTTCCTCATTATAACACAACACATAAACGTCAACTTTAACTTTATCCATCCAATATTAATTTAATTCCAATTTATACATAAATAATCCTTTCTAAACCCAAATTTATGAAATATTTTATATCTATCTACTTACTATTAAATATTCTAATTATGTTTCAACAAATATACTAATAAAATATTAAAAAAACAAGTTCAAATAAATTATTTAATAAAAATAAGGTGTAACCTTTTTAAAGATTACACCTTATAAAATTATATTAAATCAACAATTAACGGAATTCGTTAGTTGACCATTTTTGTAAACCATCAACATGAACCTGACCATAGAACTTGTTATTAACCACTTTCTTAGCGTAACGAGTCATAATGTATTTAATCGGTGCTCCACCGTTAAATGGGTTGTACATCAGTGGAGAAAGTGTTAATGGAATATATGGTGCATAAATGTAACCAGTATCCATCAAACTCTTACCGTGGTGACCAATTATAATAGAATCAGAAGGAGAATATGGGTCAACATATACTTGGTAACGGTTTTGTAACGAACCGATACGTTCAATTCCTAAATTGTATTGATCAGATTCTGCAGAAGCATCAGATACGTGGAAATACTCCAAGTTATTGAATACGGCAGAAATTTCAGTACTTACAACTACGAAGTTAGCTGCACCTTGAAGAGTTGATTTTTGGATTTGACCAGAAATCTGGTTAATCTTAGTAAACAATTCTTGGTTCCAGTCTTTTTGTGTATAGTTAGTTGAAAAACCAGTGATTTTTCTCCATCCGTTTACATCAAATTTCAATTGCCAAGGAGCAACAACACGAAGTTCACGAAGAATTTCACGGTCAATTTCAGCAGCAACTTGTTGAGAAAGTACAGCTGTCAATTCAGCTTCAGCATCAATGTTCTGGAAAACAGCAACATCCTGAGCCATTTCTGGTGACCAAGTAGCGCGCAATTTACGTTCTTCAACAGAAATAGTCAAAGAATCTAAAGTTACACCAACTTCACCAATCTCAGTATCCAATTCAAGGGTGTCATAAGTAGCCCAACCAATTTTAAATGTGCTTGCATCAACAGTATTTCCAGAAGCAACTCCTGCATAACCATCAACTAAATTACTTGCACTTGGTTTAGTTAAATCAACTTCCAAATAAATAGCACCAGTAGCATCACAAACGTTGTTACGTTCAACAATACCCTTACCATATTTCTGAGTCATTACGCGATAAAGAACAGGTTCACCAGCAGCAAACGAAGTTGCACCAGTCAAAGTTTTTCCGTCCCCCATTACAACTTTTAAAGAAGCCAAGAAGCTTTCAGTATCCATTTCATTACCATCAGCACCAGTTAATTTACCAGCTCCGTAGCTATTAAATCCAGTTACTTTTAAAACAACGTGACGAAGAGTACCATCAGTTGCAAGAACGTTTGTAACGTTAGTTGCACCAGTTACATAATTTCCATCAACATAAGAAACAGGAGCAGCAGTACCCATTTGTAAATGTACTTTACCCTTAGAGTTATCATACAAGAAATCATCATAGAACAAGTCATATAAAGATTTTGCATAATTAGTAGTAATACCAGAAGCATCAATCTGAACTCCAGGAACATAACCACGAACTAAATCAGCACCAGAAGCATTACGGTCACGTAAATTTGCACCCATCATACCTTTATGAGATCCAGTCAAACCACTAAGAATTCCTTGTCCATCACCTTCCCAAGTTCTTTCGGAAGTAACAGGACGTAAGAAGAATACTTTACCAATTGACATATTCATTGCCTGTACAGATACGATATCATTAGCCAGCAATTTACTGAACACACGACGTATCATAGGGAATACAACTGTTTCAAATGAACCACTATTACTAGAGTCAGTTGTTTCTTTCATTATTTGTTTAGCCGTGTTTTCAAACAGCGTCGAAATGGTTTCTTTCTTATGTCCCTCAAGACCTTCTGTAAAACCAAGCGCATCCCAACGTTTCGATACTTCTTCACGTAAACGACGTTCTTTATCCAATTCGATATTACCAACTTTACCGCTGGCCAAAAATTCTCTAATCATTTTGTTATTTTTTTATTTTTTATTTTTTTTATTTTCCGATAGGTTATTAATATTTATCCATTTTTCGCATTAACTCTTGCATCTTAACCATATCAGCATTTTGATATATAACTTTTTCATTGATAACCTTACTACCTTCTGCGCTAAATTGCTTATCAATTGAACTATTACTAATAACTTTTCCATTTAATTCTCTTTGAATAGTTTCGAAAAGTAAGTTACCAGCTTCAATAGATTTAGCCTCACTTGCAAAACGATTTAAAATAACTGCTTTTTCATCTTTAGTTGTAGAATTTTCGAGAATTAACTTTACGAATTTTCCAAGACTATTATTTAGTACTGCATTTTCTTTTAATTGTCCAACAAATTGACCAAGCGCACTTTTCAATTGAACCATTTCGTTTTCAGTTGATTTCTTAAACGACTCATGTTGTTCAGTCAAGCTATTAATTTTTTTAGTGTAAGCGATTTTAAGAGCTTTTACTTCTTTACTTTCACCAACTAATTGACCACCGTTTCTTTTATTAGCACCAGGAGCATTTGCAGCCCTTGTTTGCGATAAAACACCAGCACGTCTATTAACACTATATGATTGAGTTATATTTTTTTCATCAACTAATCCTTCGCCAGCGGCATCTGGACCAACCTCAGGTTCGTTTTCTTCCGATAATTCGGTTTCATTCCCCTCATAACTATGATGCATCCCTTCGGATACAACGGGTTCATCATCTAAGTCAATTTCAATTTCTGGGTCTAAATCAGCATCAATACTAGGATCTACATCCGCACCAGCCGATGGGGTAGTATCAATCATATATTCTGCGCCAGTCTCATTGTCATTGAGTTCGATCTTTCCATCACCCAAATCTGTAATGCTTACTGAATCATTTCCATCAATGCGTTTAAACACTTTGATTAATTGACTAGTATCTGCACCTGTAAGGTCATACTCACCATCATCCGATTTAAATTGATCAATGTCAAAATCTTCTTCTTCGCCTGATTCCAAATCTGAATCCACATCAGCGCCATCTACATCTACGTCAACATCTACGTCAGCGTTATCAGTTTCTGGTTCTTCTACTTCTACATTATCCAATCCGCTTTCGGTTGAATCGGTATCTTCCACACCTTCAATATCTATATTATCACCATTCACGTCATCCGTTTCAGCATCCTTATCTGGATCTTCTTCTTCAAATGCTTCGGTCATATAATTTTTAAGTCCTTTTTTAACAGCGTTTTCAAAAATAGTATTCACTGTATCTTCACTTGTTTCTTTTAAAAAGGTTTTCATTTTTTGTAGATCCAGAAGTGCTTCTTTCACGCTATCATTTTTTTCACTCATTGTAATTGATAATTAATTTAATTATTTTAATATAAATATATATTATTTTGAAAAAAAACATTTATTTTTAAATTTATTTTTAATTATATTAAGTTATTTATATAATTTCAACTATTTTAATAGTATTTTTGATTATTTTAATATAAATACTTTTTATTTGTTAAAAATCAAACACTTTATTAAATTATTTTTATTTATTTATTAAATTATAGTAATATTGTGTTTTTTTAATTCTATCTTCTAATCCATTTGGTATTACACTTGAATTAACATTACCTACATTTATAGCTTTTGATAATAACGTAATCGATTTTTCATCTACCCCTTTAGCATATTTCCAAAGGTTATTTGTATCAAAGAAAAATTTTGCTGATTCAAATGGATATTTTGTTGCTATTAAACTTGGATTGTTTTTTACTTCTGGGTCTTTAATGTATGTCGCAAATGCAACATGATTAATTTTTCCAGTTAATTGAATTGGGCCAACACCTTTGTGTAGCCAACCATCACCACTTGCTTCGTTACCATTACCCATTCTATTACAATAGACGTGGTTTGCTATCTTTTCTGGCTGCCTTTGAAATTCATTAGCAGATTGAGTTGTAAAATACTTATGGAAGGTTGATAATAATGCGGCTGCTGAATAATTCAAGTTTTCATACAGTGATATAAATGAATTACTCTCGTGATCACATTGACCCATAAAATTAGCCAGCTCTTCATTCGACGATATTTTATTAATCTCTTTTATTTTTAATAGTGTTATTTTACCTATTATTCCATCAGCATCTAATCCATATTTTTTTTGAAAATCTAATATCATTCCCATAACTTTCTATGTGTTTTTTAAAATAAATTTATTGTATAATCTATATTATCTAAATCCTTTAATACCGAAGCTGCTTTTTCAACTTCGTTAACAAACAGATCAACATTCTTTGATAGCTCAGAAATACTATTTTCAACCTGAATAAAATGTTCATCATTCTGGTCGTATGCATATTCTGGTAGCCCCCAAATTGAATTAAGTGTTTTTCTTTTAATTAAATCAAAGCCTCTATTAGCCTCATCCGTTTCAACCATTATATTATAGAAATTAGGATAAGACAATGTTTGGGTGTTAAAAAAAGCATTATATTTATTCTGTAATTCCAAGAACTTTTTACTATACTGTTGTAAAAACAAAGTATTAATTTGAGGGACATCTTCATTGATAACCCTTCTAACGACATTTTCAATCAATGATTTTATATTTATATTTTCCATAATGAGGTCATTTTCTATTGCTAATTCTTTAATTTCTGTTTTATCGCTAGAATCGATTGAATCAGATGATAATAATGCTGACACAACTTCTTTCGTTACCAAACCACTCCTAAGTATTTCTTTAAATTTTTCAATATTATTTTCCACTAATATTATATTGTCAGAATCTGACTTAGCTAATGTTGCATTTTTAAATTTCGGATAAAAATATGGTATGTTATTGGTTTTTTTAAAATCATATATTTGACCGCATTTTATTTGAATAATATTTTCAATTGGAATTGATCTTGCAGCCCCTTGTATTCCATTAACATCGTATTGAGAATTATCTCTAATGAATAGTAAATCAAGATCACTCATTTTAACATCACGACTATTATTACTCTGACTTCTTTTGAGCATTGTATCAACATTCATTGTAGCATGAGTAATATTCCGCAATTCTCCTGTTGTTCTCTTCACAAACAATACAGAAAAATGTTGTTTTCCGTTAGCAATTTTATTCCATAATTCAACTGGGAATATATGCCTGGAAAATGCTTCCGTTAAAGGTAATATGTCATTATTTTTTGCTGCGAGGATCATTTAAGAATTTGTTTTAATAATAACTCTGGTATATTTTCATTAGTTGTACATATAGTATTCTTTTCATTATATATATTTTCAAACATTGGGGTTATCATCATATATTTTGTAAACTCAATTTTGTTTGTTACATATATTAAATCAACCTTATTATCTTTACATAGTTTATTCTTTTTAATATCTCTACCAACATTTTTTATAAATCCAGTTTTTCCACCAAAATGTTCCATATGTGATTCAAAATGTTGTTATCCTTGGCACTCTATAGCTATTTTATAATCGGGTAAATAAAAATCTAAGGATTGTCGTCCAAGCCATCTAAATTTTTTCTGTTCAATATATTCAATTTTATTATCCGTTAAAATTTTACCTATAAATACCTCTATTTTACTTTTTATTTTGCTACATTCTGGGCATCCGTGCTTCTCATTTGTATGCTTATTAGGCATTTGCCAGAATTCTCCGTGTATTGGACATATTATACATACAGGTAATTTGCTATGGGTATATTCAACTTTAGAATAATCATATTTATCTCCATGAACTAATATTGCATTTTCAATAAATTTATCTCTGGTTAATCTAATTGTGTTACCTCTTCTTTCGTTATAACACATTTGACAATCATTTATTTCGTTTTTACAAACTAACCAATTTGGTTTTGACTCCCAAGTATAATTGTGTATTGTACATTTAGCTGTTATGTATTTTTTATTTCCATTATATTGAGAAAGTACTACCAAATGCGGCTTTATTATTTTAAGTTGTTCAACAAATTGTTCATGTGTAATTTTTGGCGGCATTAATTTAAATTTAAACTTTTATTTAGTAATATCATTTATAAAATACTTTTAGTTCCAAGAAAATAATTTAAACCCTCCAATATTTTTCCTTTATTATTTTGTTTTGATTCTACGTATTGTTTTAAATCATCCTGATTATCAGCCAAATATGCACCTGGGGTCGATGGCGAACAAACAAAATCCCAACAGGTTATTTCAAAATCATCCTGTACAATATATTTACCAGTGAACTTATCTTGTTCCACTGAACCAAGGCCTCTTGAAGAAATACCAAGTTTCCACCCAAGTCTTAAATAATTAGCAATTTGATCACCTTTGCAGGAAATAATTCCATAGTTAATAAATCCTGGTGATAATATTAATTCAAGCTCACCAAATAATGTTTTATTTTCCCACCATAACTTATTGATACCGAATGCTAAACGGTCAAGATCTAAATTTATAGATTCTGGATGATTTGATTCGCCATACGACATCCTTTCATCAATCATTTTTTGATAAAGTTCAACTTGCTTCATTAATACGGATTTCGGATATATCCTTCCGTTAGCATTTTCACAATTATACTTCTGTAGAATTGCATATACTTTCAATCTATC